AGGGCACTGCGATCTTCTCACTCACCAGCACCATCGCCGCCACCATCACCGGCATCACGGTCCCGGCAGGAGCGGGGGTCTACGTCGTGCCGGGTACTGGGATCTCTATCCTATTTGGCGCGGGCACCTACGTTGTGACCGACACCTGGGGATGGGACACCGTGTTCGCCGATCTAGCTGACGGCAAATTTTTCGGTAACTACCGTATCGTCGGAGACTCGGCTGACGTTCGGCTGTACTTTGAGCCAGGTGCTCTCACCGATTACGGCGGCGGTGTCGGGACGCCGACATCGTTCGGAATTGTGTGGCCATTCCCGCCCGGCTTTCAACTGAACCCCGTGAAAGTTCCCATCATTGTCTCGCCGCCACCGCCGGGGCTCGCTGGCCTCGGCCAGTTCATGTTTCACCTGTTTACGGGCATCGCCCCAGTCGCCACCTTCCCTGTCCTGGTGGGCGATTACGGCGCCTTCCACATAGCAGTCGTGGATAACTCTCTGCTTGGAGCACTGGCCGGGTCGGCCGCCGCTCTCGAAACCCTCGGTTTGCCGCAGAAGCCCGGCTGATAATTCGACGGCTCTGCAAACAGTAGAGCGAGACCATTACTAAAAATTCCCGATGTCGCTCGTTGACCCAAAACAGATCCGCAACTTCCCTTCGGTCACTGAGACCGAAGTGGATTTTGGCACGACGCCCGTGACGGACGCGCAACCTGCTGCGACACGAATCCATGAGGCCGAAAAGCGCTGGAAATCGCGCTCCCACGGCCCGGAGCGTGCACGAGGCTAACGTTTCGAGATAGCATGTGCCCATGGCGTACGGTACAGGACGAGGCCGGCGCTCAGGCGAAACGTACCCAGAGGCACGAGCGTCCAACATCGCCGGGAAGACGAAGATCGACATCGCGAAGTTTCCGGCGGGGTTCCCGGGCGTCAGCATCACCCTCTCCGTTCCCGGTGCCCGCAGCGGCGACTCGTGCGCCATCATCTTCGGATCCGACGTCAAGCCCATCTCGATCCTCATTCTCCCCCACATCAACGTCTTCGACGACAAAATCCGGTTCAACATAGCGGACGTGGGCGAAGAGGGGTGGCCGGGCGGGTCTATAACCTTCTCCTGGGCCGTGTTCCGCACGTAGGGAGATCAATGGCCGGCGTTCCCTGGAAAGCACTCGGTGGCATCGGTCTCGTCCTTGGCGTAACCGTAGCCATCCTGCGCGCCAAGCGCTCCGAGTCTAAGGCGCCGCGCGTGGCTCTCATCGGGGACTCGTACGCCGAGGGGCTCGGGCCGGAGCTCGCGAAGCTCTTGCCCGATTTCAAGTTCGAGGGACACCAGGGGACGAACACGTCGCAGTGGGCGCACGGCTCACAAAAATGCGGTGAGTGCGGCGCCTGGCTCACGTCGTTCAAGCCCGACATCGTGCTCGTGAGCCTGGGCGTCAACGACGGCACCGCACCGAACCCGGCGAACTACCAGATCCTCGTACGGGGGCTCCACGGCCTCGGCGCTCGCGTCGTGTGGATCGAGCCGCCTGCGGCCGTGAACTCGCCAGCGATGCGCGCTGTCATCGCATCTCTCGGTGTGAGCACGGTACCGGCGCCGACGCTACCCATGGCCAACAGCCTGCATCCGACGACCCCAGACGGTTATCGGATTTGGGCGCAAGAGATTGCGCGGGCGGTGATCTGATGCAGATCGAAACCGCGCTTCTGGCTCTGCCTGGTATCAGCACCGTCACGACCGCGTTTCTGTGCAAGCTCGTCGAGATGTCTTGGAGACACGGCTGGGATCCAAACGGCATCGCGCTCGTCATCAGCGAGGAGAGCGCGTTCAACCCTGCCGCAAAGAACCCTGGCGGCTCTGCTAGCGGGCTCATTCAATTCATCGAATCAACGGCGGCCTCCCTAGGTACGACGACGGCGCAAATACGCGCCATGAGCGCCGAAGAGCAACTCCCTCTCGTCGAGCGGTTCTTCGAAACGAGCCTCCGCGGACAAATACCGGCACGAATCGAAGACTACTTCTTGGCAGTGCTCGGAAAGCCGAACCTCATCGGGGCGTCCGACGACACGCCTGTCTTCACTCAAGGATCAGCCGCGTACGCCAGCAACCCGCAGCTCGATCTCGACAAGAACGGCGTCATAACGGTCGGCGACACGCGATCGTACATGCAGCGTGTGCTCAACCGAGCGAACGGAACGATCGGCAGCTTCCCAGCGATCTGCCACGAGGCCGTCACGCCGCCACTCGGACCACCGAATCGATCTGGCGTTGCGGCGGCTGCGGTCGGGGTCGTTGCCCTCGTCGCTGCGGCCGGCTACGGCGTCTACAAGGCGATGAGCGCTCGCGCCCCGGAGCCTGAGCCGCAACCAAGGCCGAGACCGGAGCCTATCCTCCCGCCGCTGGGCTTCAGGCCCGTACCGGTCAGACACCCATGGAGGCCGTGATGCACATGAAGGTGCTCGAGTTGGCCCGCGACAGGAACGTGCGCCAGACAGTGCTGAAAAAGCCGCTCCTGTGGCTCGCGATCGGAGGAGGGCTCGCATCCTTCCTTTTCCTAACACGGAAAAAAGCAGAGGCGGCGCCGCTTCCGTCGCCTCCTCAGACCTTCGGTGAGCCCACGCGCGTCGCGCTCGCTGTGCCTACCAGCTGGCGCCGCGCGACAAGCGCCGAGGTAGCCGCGCTGCCGGAACTCAGAGGCGCCGCGAGCGCGCTCGTGAGCGCGCCAGGTTTCACGTCGATGCCGTACGGGAAGCTCTTGCCGTTTGTCGCTAGCGACGGAAGGACGTACGCGACCTGGGTCGAGCAGCACTTCCACGAACCGGGCGGACCCGTGCTACCTTGGGGACTGCACCACGGAGTCACTCTGCTCACGAGAGTGGGCGGGACTCTTCTTGATGAGCGGTAAGGAACTCGCATCCCATGAGCAAAATCATTGGCAAAGGGCGCTACGCAACCGAAACGTACCCGACTCGGAGCGGCGGTGGCGTCGGGGCCAACCTGGATCAACACTTCTCCATTGGGATTCAGAACGACGTGTCTTCACCCGTGATTGCCCCGGGGGACTATTACGTGCTCGGGGAGTTTCTCCTCGCGGCTCTATTCGGATCTACGTTCATCTCAGTCAGTGACCCAATCAGCCCTCTCGGGCCGCTACTCTTCGGCCCCGAGGTGTTACCAGGACGGATTGGGCAAGCACGCATCGGACGTGCGTTCGATCTGTCAACAGATGGGAGCGACGACGTTCAGCTTCAGTGGACCGTCAACGGCATCCCAACAGGGAACTCAGTGACGGTGCCCTGGGACCAGTTTGCCAGCGTCGGCACGATCACTTTTCCTCAAGCGCTCGTTATCGCTTCCGGCGATCCGGTGGATTTCGGAAACGTCACATGGGTCGCGGGAGACATCCTGCTCCTCAAGGCGACATTCGGAAATGTCATCGGGAGCGGCAGCGCTTACATCGCGACAGCTTTCGACAAAATCTACGGCTGAAGTCAGACGGGGACGCGAGAGCTACGCTAGAACGCCCCATGCTCGCCCGCTTGCTCTGCTTCCTCCTCGGGCACTCGTACGACGAACTCGACGTCCGGGAAGGCCCGCAGCAACACATTCGCGTGGTGTACGGCAAGTGCGCTCGTTGCGGTGCCCCCGTCATCGAGATCCACGATCTCAGCGACGACGAGGACAGCGACACGCTCGACGGGAGCTAATCCAGCGAAATCGCAGCGAACTGCCCGATTCCTGCTTCCGTGAAACAATGATACGATATTGACATCATGCTCTCTCCGATTCGCATCGCTGGGCGCCTCGTTGATCCGTTCGGGCTCGGAGCCGTCCCGACGGTCGGTGTTGGAGGACTGGTCTCGCTACCTCGTTACAAGGCGAAGGGCAGCGAACTTCGCCCCGGGCAATACCTCGATCGAGGAGACGCGCTCGTAACGAAGAACGGCGGCTTGGTCATCATGCAAAGCGCGGGGAATCTCGTCCTCTATGGCCCGAACGGCAGAGGACAATACACCGCACTCTGGTGGTCGCACGCTCACAACACGCCAGCGACTCGGGCGACAATGACACCCGGCGGTAGCCTAGTGCTCACGGATCCTAAAGGCGGAGTGGTCATGGACATACGTCCAAGGAGTGACGCTGCGCGGATCGTCTTTCAGGATGACGGGAATCTGGTCTGGCTCGACGCGCGGGGCACGCCGGTCTTGGACGCACGGACTGGTGGTTGGAAAATCAATCCGGTCCTGGCTCCTAAGAAGAACATCCTCGAAAAAGCTGTTGATGTCGCCACGACCGTCGTCACGGCCCCTACCAAAATCGTCGCCGCAGCTACGGCGAAGATACCCTTTGTCGGCGACGTGACTCGCATCGTGAACGATGCCGCATCGGCCCCCGCCAAGCTCGCGACATCGATCGCTTCCGGAGCTCGACTGGATCACGCGCTCGTCAACCACCTCAAGGATCAGGTCAAGATCGTCAAAGAGGCCGCACCGTACGCGCAAATGGTCATATCCGTCGTGCCCGGGATTGGGACAGGCGTGGCTATGGCGATGAGTGCCGGTCTCGCGCTCGCTGAGGGGCAGAGCATCACGGAAGCGGCAAAGGCCGCGATCCGCAATGCTCTGCCTGGCGGGCCTCTGGTTGCCGCGGGATTCGATGCAGCGATCAAGGTTGCACAAGGTGAAAATGTCAGCAAGATCGCACTCGAGGCCGCTCGATCGCAGCTCCCCCCGGCAGCGCAGAAAGCGTTCGATATCGGGCTCGCTGTCGCCACGGGCGAAAAGATTCAAACAGCTCTCGCTAACGGGCTGGCGAGCCTTGCGCCTGCACAGTTGCAATCGATCGTAGCCGCGGGAAAGAACGCGATCACGGCAACGCCGGGACTCGCGGCGGCGCTCAAGGGCGTGGCGGCCGGCAAAGCGACGGAGGGTTTCCAGCTCGCTGCGGGGCTCCTGAGCCACGCGGGGATCAACGAGAAGGCGCTGATCGCGGCGCGAAGCCAGCTCCCTCCCGATGTGCGTCAGGGCTTCGATGTGGCGCTGAAAGCGCAGACGCAGCACGTCCCGTGGCTCAAGAACGTCGTGAGCGCTCCATCGGTAGCCTCTGCGGCGGCCTCTGCGGCGGCGGCGGCCGTGGCAGCAGCGCAAACCAAGGCCGTGGCGGCGAAGCCCCCCGCACCAAGCCCGCCGGCCACTACGCCCAGCGCTCCCACCGGACCGCGGGTCGCGCTGAGGGAGCCACCGACAAGGCAACCGGCCGTTGCGCCAAAACCCATTGCTTCTGCCGCACCGGCGAAGCCTCCCGCGTTGAGGGAGCCCCCGACAAGGCGGCCGGCCGTTGCCGCGGCCACAGGGCCGCGAGCCGCTCCGTCTACTGAACCGGCAGCGCCGATCCCCGAGTACCCGCCCTATCCGAACAGCGCGCTCGGGGTCGGATCGCTCTGGGGTTCGAGCGCCTGGCGATGGTTCACCGTGTACGCCAACGGGGCGCCAATCGTGCAACGTGGCCCCGTGTGGCTCTCCAACCACGATGCGACCGTCGAGGAGATGCGCTTTCTTGAGTCGACGCAAGGCCGGAACTACACAGGCACCGTGGCGCGATGGAACTGGGACTCGGACGCGAATCGGTGGCGGCGCGAGGGCGGCGCGCTTGGCGCACTTGGCGCCTGCTTCGATGTCGATTCGAAAACGTGGGGGCCTCCCATCGCCGACATGTCCCGAGAGATGGACCGGGCGGGGAGGTCTGCCGTCCACGGATCTAGGGGTCGCCCCCGAGCCGTGCGCGGCCCCGACGGCACCGACTACCTCTTCGCGATCGAGAACGACGTACTGACGGCGCGTCCATCCATCGCGGCGGGCGGCGCGCTCAGCGGTCCGCCTTCTGCCTATGTGCCGTACCCGGCGTGAAAGCAGAACATGCACATCATCGGTCTAGGTCGCTACGCACGAGAGACGTACCCTTCGCGTTCGACGGGGGCCGCGAGCGACTTCGCTTTTCAGAACCGCGTTGATTGCTCCGTCAACTCGGCGCACGTCGAAGCGCCGTACACAATGTTTCCTGTGCTGCACGCCCAGAGCGGCGGTAACACGGCTGGTGGTTACAATGGAGGCGGCACTGGCAACAAGTGCATCCTGGGCTTCCGGGTAGGCAACGGACTGCCGCTCAGTTTGCTGTCGAGCATCGAATGGACGTGGCTTGATCTGAATCCTGCGACCAGCGGCTTGCCTGTGTACGCGAACCTCATCATCGATGTGTACGGCAACGGCACCTCCTTCAAGATCGGCGTGATCGATCCGGCTTCAGCCGCCGTACTGAACAATGGCAACACCGTCCTGAACCTAGACGGCAGTCGCACAACTACCTGGCTTGGCGCATCGAACAACCTTCTGATCGTCAATGGGCTCAGCGCGGCGGTGCCTGCCGCCGGCCCCCCGTACGTGGCCCCCGACGTGCAAGGGGCAGCGCCACCGACATACGGGTTCACGGCCGGATGGCCAGCAAGCAGCTACAAGCTCTCGACCATCCTCGCGGCGTACCCGAATGCGAAGCTCGCTGAGGCCAACTCGCTCGACGGCGGACTTCCGAAGTCGCCGAACAAGACGCCGGCTCTCATGCTCGTCACAGGCGACTCCATCAACCAGATCATCCGGGCCTTCCGGCTGTCGAGCGTCCGGTTCAACGGAGCACTCGTATGAGCTACACACCTGTCACGGACATTCCAGCGGACACTGAGACCCCGTTCCCGATCTTCGGGCCTACCGCAGCGCGGCCCACGAACCCGACCGTCACTCAGTTCTACTGGGATACGTCGCTCGACGAGCCGATCTGGTGGAACGGAAGTGCGTGGATCGATGCCGCGGGGGTCACGGCCTGATGGCGGGTTATTCTTACCTCCTGGCCAGCGGTCAACTCGCCCAGGGCAGCGCTCCGCCGCGCGGTGTGCGGCTCCCGTTCGACGCCATCGTGCTCGCAGCGATGGAGTACCAGCCGGATCTGCCAGGACACGACGTGCTACGCGCGCCGCTTGATGACGGCCCCCCGCCGACTCAGGGCGAACGCGCGCTCATCCGACGAAGCGCACACGAGGTCGCGCGACGAGTGCGCGCCGGGCAGCGGGTGCTGGTGACTTGCTGGCAGGGGCGCAACCGTTCCGGAGTGATTGCGGGGCTAGCCCTGGTCGATCTCGGGCTACCTGGCTCTCAAGCGGCGCAACGGATCAGGCGGACCCGCAACGGGCTCACGAACCCGTACTTCTTCGAAATGGTAGCACGCGCATGAGATGGCTCCCGCTCACCCTGGCCGGCGCCGGTGCGCTAGCTACGTGGGAGACCGCCTGGTGGGCGAGGCGGCGGCATCTACGCGGGCAACAGTTCGCGTGTGCCAAGGCGGAGGCGCTCAAGCTCGGTAAACCGTTGGTAGTCGTCGGAGCGCCCGACGGCGGTGTGACGGCTGGTTACGGTTGCGGTGACGTCACAGTAGACCTCGGCGAGAGCACCTGCCCGAACTTCATTCGAGCCGACATCACGAAACCGCTCCCGTTCGCCGACGACTCTGTTGTCGTCTTCGTGGCCTGCGTGCTGGAGTACGTGTCCGACTTTCAGGCGGCCATGACCGAGCTGCGACGCATCGCCGGGCGACACCTCTACATAGTGCGCGTCGAGCCGTGGACGCTTGCCGGCTGGTTCTATCCTGGAGCCCGACGTCGGCTCTCGGCCGCCGAGGCTACAACGTGTGGGCTTCAGGACTGGGCTGAAGGTAACAGGTACGTGACATGACCCACAAAAAACAAAATGATCTACCGGGCTGGTTCCCATTCGCCATCGTCGCCTCGGGCCTCGTGATGATTGGCGCAGGGATCCGATCAAACTGGGGGCGCTCTCCGGCTCCGGCCCCGGCAGTGCCGCCGGTGCAACAGGGCGGCGTGCTTCAAGACTGGTTCAGCGGCGACTACCGGATCTGACCACGAAGCCCCGTTCCCTGTTCGTTCTCAGGTGTGCAACCGCACGAGTTCGGCCTCGTATAACTCTCTGGTGATCCAACCCTTCGTGTTGATCAAGTCACCTTGCGAGAAGAGGTAGGTGACGGTGCTTGCTATCTGACGGTCTTTTTCCTGCGATGCCAGCAGGAACCCTCTGGCAGCGTCCCTGGCGGTCGCGTCATCGGCGTAGAACGGACCGAAATTGAATTTTGGTTGAGCACGATTGTCCGGAAGTGGCGAATATGACGCGGTGATGAAATACCAGAGCATGGTTGAACCTCGTGAGGGTGCTGAACATCATCGCCTCTTCCCCGCCGAGTGTCCATATCCGCTTCTCAGCTCGCGCTAGGCGGCTAACAGAGTATCACGCGGTAGTAGTTCGACTCCCCGGCAACTCGCCCCTGGCGCCGGACGAGAGTACGTCCAGTGAGGAGCGGCAGACCGAAGCGTCGCATCTCCCGGAGCCGCTCAAGAACGATCTCCCGTGCGGCGAGGACGCTCTCGTGTCGGGCCACGGCGAGCTTCCTTCCGAACTCCGCGATCCTCTCGTCCAGACTGGCAAGGCGGCGACTCCAGCTCCGAGGGGGTTCGATACGGGTGATGTTCGAGCTCACCCGCGGGAGCCAAGGGTCGTTGCGCACGTTCCAGAACGGCCAGGGTGTGTCGTTGTTCATCGTGCGCCCCTAGTGTAGAGCTTGGGTGCCGGCACCGCCGGGTTCGCATCCATCTGCTCTCTGAGCGCCGCCAGAGCGCGCAGCACAGCGGCGCGGCTCATCTCGCGTGGTGGTTCAGGCGGGGGTCGCTTCACCTTGTCGCTTTTCCTTTCATCCGGTCGCGCACATGAGACGTGAGTACGCGCAACATGTCTTGCTCGCTCCATGAGAGGTGCGCGATATGGATCTGGAGCACGCGCAGGGCCTCTCCGAGGCTCGGATCGATCGACCCTTTCGACTCGATGCGGGTCTTGCTGTCGTTCGTCATAACGTGGAACGTCCAGCGCTCGGGGGTGGCGCGGAGCGGGGTTTTCTTCTTGGCCTGGCTCATAGTTTTTCGCCCTACTCGCCGAGGGCCGCATCAACGATCCGAACGGCGGCCATGAAGCCCGCTGGCCCTCGCGCCACGAACCGTTCGCGGTCGGCCGCGATGTCCCGCACGGTCTCCAGAGCTTTGCGCAACCGAGCGATCTCTTGATCGCGCGCCGCTGGTTCCTTCTCTACGGCGCTGGGGTGGCCTCGCCCTTGAGCGTAGCCAACCTCTTGCGCCGCTATCAGTAAGCTCTGAATTTCCTCGCGTGCCGCCGCCTGCTGTTCCAACGTCGCCCCGCTCGGGATGCCGTAGCGATGCACAAGCGCATGGAGCACCGGATAGCTCTTCTGTGAGAAGATGTCCTCGTTCTTCATCAGAGACGCCCTTTTGCGAAAAAAGCCCACGTCGCGCGAACCCACGCGACGATCAGCAGAATCGGCCAGCCGATGCTCAACGCAAACGGCATCTCCCAGTTCGGGTACGAGTTCTCCTCGTCGAAACACAGGCGCGCTATGCGCGTCGCGCCGACCACGTACAACGCGACGAGCAACGTGATCATCGGATAGGGCACGCTCACTTCTCCCAAGGTAGTTTGACGGACGCTGCTCGCGCCCGCTGCTCCGCCTGGCGTTCAGGCGACAGCTTCGAGAACAGGTTCTCGGTCTTCTCGTGCTTTCGGAGATCGACCGCGTGCCAGACCTCGGCGATCTTCTCGCGCTGCTTCGATGAGAAGCCGAGCGCTGCGTCGTGCCGCACGCTCTTGATGAAGTCGCGCTCCCAGTCTGAGAAGTGAACGCCGCCACGCTCAGGGGGCACATCGACGAGCTCTTCGAGATCCGCGAGTTGCTTCAGCGCGGCCTTGTCCTTGCGCAGTTCTAGGACGGTGTCGCAGGGTTGCTTGTCGCTCAAGACGGCCCCCGATCCGTTCGAAAGCGTTTCACGAACCACTCGACAGATTGCGGAGGCGGCACGACACCGTCATCCGCTGCGGTCAGGATGTCGAGCGCATGTGCTCCGCCTGCACTCGGTGAGCTACTGGCCGCGATGCGCATCAGCTCTTCGCGTTCCTCTTCGGTGACGAGATCCGGCACGGTCGTCTCGTTCGGCTTCGGCGACGGGCGTCGGCGCTCCATCGCCCGCAGCTCGACGTCGCAGGCAGGGCAGCAGCGCGTGTTGTCGACGACGCGGAGTCGGTGGCAGCGGCGACAGATCGATCGGTTCTTCATTCGGCAAGTTCCTTGGTTCTAGCTCGTGCTTCCTTCACGATCGGATCTGACACTTCGTGGTGCACCGACATCCACTCGATCAGATCCGCAGGCGCATCTCGGCCAGCCAGCTCGAAGAGGCGCACAATCTGGTCTCGATGGAACAGTGCCCGATCGGTGCGCGAGTGGATCTCGAAGTAGCCCAGGAAGGCGTCGTTGTTCATTGCAGCTCCACGATCATTCGAGCGATCTCCTCTTCGGTGCGCGCCCGTCTCCCGGCGAAGACGTTGCCAAGCGTGTCCGACCTGCGCAGGGATTCGCGCAACGTTTCGGCGTGGCGAGCGCAACGCCGACCCATGATCGTTTCATGCGTCGCGGGCTCCTGGCACCTGGGGCCGCCGAACGAAGCGTCGTCACGAGGGGCCATGCAGCGGGAGCGGTCGATCACGATCGCCTCCAGGCTCCGTCTACGAGGCTGTACGCCAGATCGATTCTGTCTGCCGGGATAGGTGCCGCGTAAGCGACGGATCCGATTCGATCCAAACTTCGTTTCGGATCTGACTCCCCGCTGTCCTCATCAGCTTGAACGAAGTCGGGGTCGAGACCGCGCATCACGAGGATAACCGCACCCGTCTTGTGATGCGCTCCGGCGTCCAGGGCCGCGAACTTAGCCATGCCGAGCTGAGTGGTGAGATAGATGGCCTCGGCGCGACCAGGTCCGACAGTGCTGCTCGCGCCGTAGGCGGGGGCGACATTCGTCTGCGACCGGGGCTTGAGCCCATCCTTGAGAATCTTCTCGGCCGCCCACGCGCTCGTGCCGTGAAAGAACGTCGTCCTCGACCAGTCGAAGGGTGCGTCTTCAAGAAGGAGGCGCACCGGCATCCAGGGGCCGTCGAACTTAATCTCGAAGTCGAGAAGCTCGGGGTAGACTTCGACCATCTCGAACAGCGCCTCGCGAAACCCGGCGTGGTGCTCTGTGGCGCCTTCGACCATCAGGTTCCTCCAGCCGTTGTGGGCGGCGAGCCCCGTCACGGCCTCCCAGGCATGACGTCGGCCCAGGCGGTACTCCTCCGAGTATTCCCAGGTGCCTTCATCCGTGCCGTAGAACGCCCCTGTGGGTCTGCCCCGTTTGGTCGGAATGGTCTCTGCGAGATTGTGTCGGATCATAGGTCAGAGCGAGCCCCGGTGCCGCGAAAGCCCCGGGGCTCGCCTCCACTTTACTGCACTCGAAGCAGAACGTACTGCGTTCGCTTCTGACCGCTCAGGGCGTACTCGCGTACGCAGGATTCGTCCACATCCAGCTCGTCAGGCGCGCGCCCGCGAACCGTACGCCCGTACGTGCGGACGTAGACGTTGTCGAGTGAGACCTTGCCCCCCAACACGTCATCGTGCCCGCCGGGGACGTCCCGAAGCAACTTGAACAACTTCTTCTTCATGTGATCATTCGCCTTTCCGCAGAGCTTGCCTGCTTTGCATCATGTTCCATTCCGTCGTTCTCACCGTTCCTTTTCCTTTCTCATCGCTTCATTGGCTCCTTTCTCGTCAACCTCTTTCGGTTTCGACGGTTCGGTTTGTGAGCCACGCTGAGCAATCGCTCGGTTGAGCAGCCCTGGCCCGGCTGCGTCTTCGAGTCCCGCGCGCCGGATGTACTCGTTGACCTGATTCACCCCGTGATGCCCGGTGGACGCCGCGATGTCCGCCGCGTTCTCCCCCAACCTGTGCGCGGTCGTGACGAACCCGCTGCGTAGCGAGTGGCCCCCAAAATCCGCCGGGTCCAGGCCGAGCAGCTTCACGTAGCACTGCACGCGACGCGACACTCCTTCAGGCGCGAGCCCGACGTCCATGATCTTGTTGGTACCTACCTCGACCCCCCGGAACACTGGACCGCTTTCGATCTTCGAGACTTCGAGCCAGCGCCGCAACGCTTGAACAGGGCAGTACCGCTCGTCGTCCGACGGCTTCATCAACACCACGAGACCCTTGCCGATCTGGTCCGCTTTGCTGCGCGGAATCGACCACCGGATCCCTTCCGCGATCTCGGTGAAGTCCTCGGCGCGTGCGGCGGTGATCTCGCTGCGACGGCGACCGCCTCCGGACCAGCCGACGAGAAGCATCGCACGATCCCTAACCCCTCGAACATCGTCGCTTATCAAGTCGCAAACACGGAACAGCAGACCCTCCCCGACAGCTTCGATCGCATGCTTCTGCTTCTTCGGTGCCTTCCCGAGGGCTCTGGCGAACTTGTCGCGCACGCCTTCGATAACAGGGTCTTTCCACGGGCTTAGATGGCCGGCCTGCTGATGACTGCGACAGATGGCCGCGAGGGCTCGCATCAGAGCGCTGTACCCGAGCGGCCCCTTCGGTCTGCCCTTCGGGACATCTGTTTTGCTTCGTCCACGCTCGGCTAGTTCTTGCAGGTAGGCACGAAGGACCCGCGGCTCGGCCGGCACCGCACGAACGCCGTGGCGGGCGCACCAGGAGACGAAACAGGCCAATTCGAACTCGTAGGCCCGCCTGGTGTTGGCCGGGACTGCCTTGTCGACTTCCTCTTCCGCCCGTGCGTCGAGCGCTACCAGCTCGCTTTGCGCTTCGGTGATTGCACCGGAGCCGTCGGCTTTGGTTATCTGGTTATCAGGCGTCGAGGGGGGCATGCGTGAGAACCAGGCTTATCACGCATGGTCCCAGGGTGTCCAGGGGGTGCGATTGCCCTTCCGCGCCTCTGCGCCCACGATCGGTGCATGTGTGACCCCCCGGGTTCCCCGACTGGCTTTCGCGTGGCTCCAACGCGGCTCCAGCGCGGTATTTGACCTGGCTATTTGCGGCTGTCGCCCGAGAAACGCTCACAGAGCCCCAAAGCGGCCGTTTACCCTCGAACGTGGCCCGAAGTCCGCCCTGAGCGATCATGGCTCTCTCACGGGCCTCTCGACAAGGTATCCTCACCCCCATGGCGACTCAAATCGTGCTCAAGTGGACCGTCGACGTCACGAACACCATTCTCGGGCCTGTGGCGGCGGCTGCTGCGCTCGCTGCGGTTCCACTCTTTGGAGATCCGACCACCGACCCCGTGCTCGGGCAGAACTACGGCCTCACCGTCGCGAGTGACGCTTCCGCCGTGTCCGGGCCGACCACCGCGACGCGCACCCTGACGCTCAACATGGACGCCGCGAACGCGCGCAAGGCGCCGCCTCCCTTTCCCTGTCACCCTCGCACCGCGACGCCCCCCGTGCTCCCGTACCCGTTACGAGAGGCGGTGACGCTTCCGGGATCGTTCTTCCCCACGAACGGTTCAACCGGCGTCCTGACGTCGATGACACAACTCCCGTCGCTCGTCACCGGGAGCATCATCCAGTTTCTCTCGCAACAGGGCGTCTTCTACACGATCGCAGCAGGGACGACACCCACATCGATCAACCTCACGACGCCGTACACAGGTGTGACGCAGAACACGGGCGCGTTCCATGAGATCGCAGCACCGGTCACGATCGCTGCCATCTACTCCAGCTCGGATCTCGACACCGCTGGCGTCGCGACCGTGCCACCGATCCCGGCGGGATCGGGCGCGAGGACCGTGACCGTGACGTACAAGGACACGCTCGGTGCTGCGGGATCTACGACGGTTTCGCTTACTGGCAGGCGGCCGGCCGCTGTCGCTCTCGCGGGAGGCACGATAAATATCGCCGAGATCACGAACATCGTCATCGCGAGCGTTGGCGGGTTCGGCAACAGCATCGGAGAGATCACACTCGTCGAACTTTCAGGCCCACTCCCATCGATCCGACCAAATGCGACCCCGGGTACCGGCGTCGGCGCAGGCCAAGGTGACAACACGTTCTTCGCGCTCACTGACGAGGCTCAGCTCCTCATCTCGAAGGCGCTCGCGTACTTGCCTCCCTCGTACTTCGCGCTCGCCGCGCAAGGGACCAGTACCCCGCATCTGGCTGGCGACTTCATCGTCACGACCGGATCGAAGGACGTGCCTACGACGGCCGATCAAACGGCCGCGCTCGCGCCAGGCAACGTCATCGAGTTCGCCGAGCAGATGGGCACGCTCTACACCGTCGCGGCGCTGGGACCGAAAATCGTGACGCTCACGACGGAGTACACGGGGATCGACACCAACAACACCGGGCTCGTCAACACCGGCACGAACAACAACGTCGGAACCAAGGGCAACATCGGCACTACGGTCATCAAGAAGCCGACGGGCGCGGTGCGGGTGAGCCCGTCGCCGGCCGTGCCGCCCTCGAACGTTCAGCTCGCTGGGCTGCTCGGGCAGTTCGTCGATCCCGGCAACGCCGCCCCACCGCCGAGCCCACCGCTTGTGCCAGCGACGATGCAGCCCCCGGTGACCGTCGGGGGAGCGGTGCCTTTCCTGAGCGGGCTCTTCACGCGGACCTTGCAGCTCGCGCTGGCGGGTGTGCCGGTCGTGGCGCAACCGATCACGTTCATCTAAAAAGACGTAGCCGATGAACTGGTACTACATTTTTGTTCCACCGTTCTCGGTGCGAAGCGCGATTGGCCCAGTGGTCACCGGTACCGGGAACATGATCGGGCCGACCTTCGCGGACTTCGGCACCATGCTTCTGCTCGTCAAGAACGCCAGGATCATGACGGAGCAGAAGGTGCAGCTTTTCCAGTGGATGCGAGACACCTCGTCGTGGATTCCTGTGGAGGTTGTCCTGTGACACTGGTCGTGGCGGAGCCGATCACGTTCATCTGAGACGAAGCATGCCTATTCGCAAGAAAGCGTGGGTCGAGCAGCTTCTCACGAAGCGCGCCGCTATCGAGCACGCCGTCGGTATGTCCCTAGGACGCATGCTCGGGTGCGGTCACTGGGGCTGCGTCTTCGAGAGCGAACCGCCATGGGTTGTGAAGCTCAGCATCGATCCGACCGAGGGGCCTATCTGGTCGAAGATCATGGGTCTCATAGGCGAGGAGCAGTACGGCGACGGCGGCTTCCCCGAGATCAGGATCATCCGCCGGATCATGCCGGACCTCGTGACGGGTGGACGAAATCGCAAAGTCTGGGCGATCGTGAGGGAAGGCATCGAGCCGGTGTTCAAGGAGTACCGCGCGAAGGAACTCGGACACCACGGTGGCGGGACGATGATCGCCACGTCGGAGTACACGAACGCGAAGCTCGGGCTCCACACGCCAACACGGCCAACCAGCGTGAGGGTCGCACCCGGCCAGAAACCGTGGGAGCGGTCGAGCTTCGACACAGCGATCAGTGGTTTGATGACGTACCGGGAAGCAGCAACCGCATGGCACGTTCTCGGCAGCCACCCGCGCAGCCACCGACAACATGAGATCAGAGACTACTACAAGCACGAGCTGGGCTTCAGCTCACCCGAAGACGCGGGGCACAAGGCGCTTCGCATCACCGAGACAAAGTTCGACGGCCCCGCATGGGCACCTCTCGGCGAGTCGCTCGCGATGCTCGCATCGAACGGCGTCTACCTACGCGACGTACACTTCCTGAACATCGGCTGGCACATCGCGCGCGACGACGACGACTGGGACCGCGTCGTGATCTTCGACCCGGGGCACACGCCGACGGCGGGAGGCGGCGACATCGAAACGGTGCTGGTCGAAGAGGGGCGCGAGGCACTGTAGCGCGATGCTCCAACTCTCCCTGGCCCTCGACGTCCTGCACCAGCCGCTCGCTTTTTGGATCCATTACAACGATCCCGCAGCGAAGCGCGAGCTTCTCGAACGCTACGAGGCGCTCCCGACCCGGCAGCGAGCCGCCCTCGAGCAGGCCGTCGAGCAGGTCTTCCCTGGGCCGACGCTCACCGCGTACCGCCGCACGAAGCCTGGTGACCAGGGAGTGGGCGGGATGAGCCTATCCACCGACCGTCCGACGTACATGACGGCCTTCGAGACGTTCGAGCTGCGCCCGGAGGACGTGCTGCTCCACTGGGCCGTAACGTACCCGAACGGCGACGCGACGGCGCTCGGTAGCCGGGCGTTCGGGCACGAGCACGAGGTCATCCTTCGGCCTGGTGCTCGCCCAAGGCGACTCAGCGGGGGGCGTGTGGCGGAGAGCGTCCCGCAGTCGAGCTACTTTCGAGGCGGCCACCGCGCCATCGAAGCGCTCTCGAACCCAAGGGATCTACCCGGCGGAGAGACCACATGGATCGAGATAGCTCTCACGTACGCGATCGAAGCCGGAGCGACTCCACCGCTTGAGTACATCGGTGCCGGTGGAGAGGGTGTCGTGTTCTGCGATGCCCACTTCGCGTACAAGGTCGCCAGAGGAAGAAAGAGAGAGAGGCTTTACGACGAGGCCGAATGGCTCTCCGTTGCGAGCCAGATCCCGGAAGTGCGCCCGTACGTGGCGGCGTTCGAGCGATGGGATCCTGAGCACGGAGTCATCGTGCGCGAGTGTATCCGAGGGAGATCCCGAGCCTGGAACGCGGGCGTGAAGATACGCGAACTCTGGGACCACGTCGCGCCGTACATGCTCGCCGAGGGCTGGGCGATGCCAGAGTTCAAGGAAGACTCGGTAGCGTTCGACGAAGACGGTCGGCCGAAGCTCGTGGATGCCGGATTCGCTTCGCGTGTTTCAAACCGACTACTCGCCTACGTGGAAGACATCCTCGACGGGAAGGTCACGCGAGACGAGGTTGACGACGACTCGACACTCGCGTTCTACGTCCGTCGGGAGTTCGGGCAGAAGGAACCGCTCGACGAGGAGCGTGCGCACCGCCTCCTCGCTAGGCTCTACGCGCTCGGAGCACGAGAATGACGTGCGACTTCGCCATCATCGAGCGGCTCGACGTCCACGACGTCGTCGACAGTTACCAGCGCCTCTACGCGCGCGGACGTCACGGGGCGCCCCCCGATCCCGCCATGTATGAGTGGATGTTTGATCGCGGCCCGATCTGGGTGCGCGCTACCGTGCCGCTCGACTACCTGGACTTCCAGACCGAAGAAGAATCGAGTCAGGAGCGCGTCGAGCGCGCGAGGCGGTACGCAGCTCGGGGCACGCCCTTTCCGCCCGGGACCGCCTCCTACGGAGGGCGTTCGCAACGGCGACGGTCGGGCAAAGCGTACGTGCAGGACGGAAACCATCGCGTTCTCGCCGCGCACTTCCGTGGCGACTGCGCGATCGAGATGTTCATGCCGGAGAGCGAGTTTGTCGCGGTCGTCGAGGACGCGCGCTGGCGTGACGAAGGTGGTGCAGGTGAGATGCGCGAGACGACCGCTCGTAAACAAGGCCCCTTCGACAAGTACCGGTCCTTGCCGGCAGATCCAGATCGAGGTTCCCCTCGTTCGGCGTACGGGCCGCCGTCGTACCACTTGGTCGGCGACTACTGGACCGTGTCTGCTATCGTCCCTCTGGAGGAATTGAACAGCTTGCGCGCGACCGCCATCGACAAGGCGCGACTGCGATCGGTGCAACAGGCGCGCGGCGAGGGCGTCTGGCTCCCGCCCATCGAGATCGGCGTCTTTCAGAACGGGTCCGGGTGGATCGTGGACGGCAACCACCGTCTCGTCGCCGCTCGTCGCGCCAAAGACGACTCGGTAGAGGTCGTCTTCACGTTCGTGTGAAAACAATGCCCAAGCTCTACTACCGAATCGAACCCAAAGGGAGCCAGCTCACTCGCCGCTCAGTCGCGACGATGCGAGAGCCAGCGCAAAGCATCGAGGCCGATCCGCAAGACTTGGCGGACGCTCTGGATCACATGAGTGACTCCAGCGAGCACGAGCTGAACCTTGACGACTTCGCCATCGAATCCCGCGTCGTGTCGCTCAAGGAACTCGGCATCTACGACGATCTCTCTTCGTGGCCCGAATGGCGGCACGGGGATCTCAAGGAACTCGACGAGCAAGACCGTGTCCTTGAACTACACTCGTTCCGAGGGGCGGCCTGGGCCAAGCGCGCTGTCCAGTGGACGCCCCGCACCGTGCCTCCCATCGTCGTCGTGACGCTCCGCAACGGGGACACCGCCATCGGCGACGGGCGTGGCAGGGTCAGCTACGCGATCGGAATGGCTTGGAAGAGCATCCCGGCCGTGTTTCTCGTCGAGCGCGGCGCAGGTGAGATGCGCGAATCAGGCCCAAGCGATGACCCCCGCAAGTGGGCGGCCCTGGACGACTCCTTGCGGGACTCGTTGAGGCGCGCTCAGAAGAGTAAACCGTTCAACGGATACGAGATGCACTGGCTTCCGCACAAGGGCGGCTACGCCACCATCATCGCGGTCGATGGAAACAAGGTCGTCGGCTCCCTGTTCTACGGGAGAGAGCGTCCTTCGGACGAAACGCTGAAGGGCGCCATCGAGGTGCGCCCCGAATACCGTCGGCAGGGGATCGCGACGGAGCTCTACGTGTGGGCGGAGCAACTATCGGGGCTCAGTTTTCTCCCGGACGAGCCCCACACGGAGGCGGCGCAAGCGTTGTGGGGGCAGAAGAGCCGTCCATTCGGATTGCGCGAGGCGACCTCGCTCGAATCCCTGATCGAATCGACAGGCTCGCGCTACCCACGAGCTGGCGAGTACGTCGACGGGCGCCTCGTGCGCAAAGACGTTCCGAACGTCGAATCGATCGACGACTACATGGAGGAGCAGGAAGAGCTCCCGGGCGTTCGCGTCGTGCCGATGTCCGACCTCGGCAACCCGCGCTCGGTGTTCTACGCCGCGGACGACTTCGAGCGGAGCGAGCGCCTGGCCGAGCTGATCGGGCGCTCTGGCGAGATCAGCCCGCTCATCATCGGCATCGACGAGAAGGGGCCGTTCATCATCGAGGGGGCACACCGCTTCGTTGCGCTCTGGCATCTGAAGGCCAGGGAGTTCCCGGCTGTCGTTGTGGTGGGGCGAGACTAGTCTCTCCACCTCGCGACACGCGCTCTCGAAGAGGCGCTTCGTCTAGCAACGTTCCTCGCTTCAATCTGCTCCTCGCTGGGCTTCTTGCGCGGACGGAACACCACCAGACCTTCTTTCGTCGGCCCCACGTAGCCCCACTCCTGAAGCGAATCGCCGCTCGTGTAGAGGTCGTGCGCGTATACTCGCGCGGCGAGTACGGGCATGTCCTGCTCCGTGTCTGTCGGATGCCTCCCGTGGTCCCGCGCGTAGCTCTTGGTGATGGATACCCAGTCACCCGTGTTGAAGTTGCGGACGCCACGCGGAACTGCGCGGTAGATCCAAAGCCGCCTGTCCGGTTTGTTGAGGCTTGCCCTGATGATCCCGATCGCCTCCCAGTCGGAATCGTGCCCGGAAAGATACCAGCTCGGGCGATCGTAGAAATCTCGAGGGTACGTGCCGTTTAGCGTGACGTCGTAGAGTGGCGAGCCGCTCTCCGCGTCAGGCGCCTGGTGCTCCATCCGATAGTCGTCGTCTGACATGGAGGGTAGCCTACCAGAAAGCGAAACGGCCGGGGTTACCGGGCCGCTTCTGGGGCGAAGGGCGGGCATTCGTGCCCTCTCTAGCGCAGTCCACGAGGCCCCGGTAGACTCTCGGTCATGAGCAGAGTCATCGGCAAGGGACGATACGCGACCGAGACGTACCCTGAGCGCTCTGGTGGCGGCGGCGGCCTCATCCAGGTCGGATATGCGCAGGTTGAGAAAACGCGCACGCTGCCGGCGACGGTCGGCCCGTTCGATACCGAGATTCCAAGTAACCCGAGTGGCACCGTGCCGCTTCGGGTCGTGCTCCCCGTCGTCACTCCAGGGAACTTCCTTGAGGTCGATGTGAGTTTGAACGTGCAGAACCCTGACGTTCCGAACGCGAATCACGAGTTCTCGTTTGGGGTCGCAGTGAGTTTCGTTGCCGCTCCAGTGTTCCCCGCCGACTTCCTGATGATCGTGAATAGCGTCGCGGGCGGGGACATGGCACCCGGTTTCCAGACCTATCGGAGTCTTTCATCTGTGCGGATCCCCGTAGGGGCGACCAAGGCAACGATCGCGGTCCCCTACAACAACGCGAACCTCCCGCTCATCGTGATCAACGGATCGGATGGCTTCACGTCCGTACCGGGAAGCTGGCTCAAGGCAAGCGAGATTGCCGGAGCGAGCGTTACGCAGGCGGGGACCGGCACGCTCGGGGCCTTCCCGTAAGAGTCGGCAGCCATGCGTTTCACAATGACGCTGGAGGAAGTGAAAACGCACTCGCCCTGCACCCTCGACCACTTCTTCATGCTCTCGGCCGGCTCGGACACGTGGGTGTTGCCCGACGGATGGCAGGAAAGCACCACCGAACAGTTTGCGCGCGAGTGGCCGATCAACCTGCTCTGGTACTCGTCCAAGGGACTGATCCCCGTTACCTACCCCGAGGCAAAGCTAGCGTTGGTGAAGGCACATGGCGCGGACACGACGCAGGTGATCCGCGCGGCGTTCGCCGCTGGAGCGTCTCCGCGGTGTGGATCCTCGAAGCCCGCCACGTAGAAAACGAAACGGCCCGGGGTTGCCGAGCCGTTTCTGGGGCGAAGGGCGGTGATTCCCTTCTGCCTCCACCACGACCCCGGGAGGGGGGCCGGTGGAGCCGCGGGGAATCGAACCCCGGTCCGTTAGAAGTTGAAGCGTCTCTCGTTCACGTGCGTAGCCGGCGTGTCCCCGCCGGCTGAGTTCGCGGATTCGGCCGCGCCCTACTTCTCGTGTGATCCTCGCTCATCTACTCGAGGCTTCTCGATGAGCCAGCCCTAGTGATTGCGCCGGACTTGGTACCAGGACGATCTTCCTAGCCCGACGGCTCAGGCCGCCTTCTGGACGGGCAGAGCGATGCTGTTGTCGTTGGCAACTAGCAGATGCCCCTTGAAGAGATGGGCGCTCTTGCACGCGAGACGGTTCTCCTTTCCAGCGTCGAAACCGATCGGCCCCGTGAAGTTCGATGATGCCCCGCCCGCAGGCCGCGCGCAAGGAGAAGGCTAACTAACGCCTCTGCCGCACCCGCGCGTCGGCCTGCTCCTGCACCGCTTCTACGATCTCGTATAGCTCATCGGAGACCTCGCGAAGCTTGCGTCCCCGCGCATCTTGTTCGCGCACGGCTTGCTGAAAAGCGTCTGCTCCTTGCAGGTAGTAGTCGCGAGAATTGGGCTCCGTCGCATCGAGGGCACGCATGGCAGCCCGCAAGGCTTTCGTGGCGGTCAGAAGCGGATCAATGAGGTTCTGAGCCGAGGTGCCGCCCAGGTGAACAGTTGGGATTGTGAGAGGCTTCATGTTGGATCCTTGAGTCGGTTCATCATATCACGAGCCTCATCGCGGGCGTACTCGGGTATTTCTGACCACAGGCCATGGTCCTCGCCGGGATGGTTTATCAGGAACAGCTTGATCTTGTGAGCAAGTCGCAGAACGAGCCCTCGGTACTTCTTGCGTTGTTCGAGATCCAGCCTCCGAACATCCAAGCCATACAACTCCTCGAACTCCTTGATCGGGTTTTGCTGCTCGGCTTTGGTCAAGTAGCGCTCGCCGTTGTCAGAGAACAGACGCTTAAGACTCTGCACATCGCTATGCGCATCGGAGTGCCAATCGTCGGGGTCGGTGCGTTTGCCGACGCCGACGTGCTCAACCTTGCCGGTATCGAAATGATAGACGTGGCCATCCCATAGACCAACCTGTAGAGAATCGTGAAACGCCCAGCCAGCTCTGTGTGCGGCCTCGACCGAGGCTGCTGCCTCGTCGAGCTGAGCGCGCGTCAGGTGATCTGGGATCTCGACGTACGGCTTGACCATGAAGCCTTTGTCACTGTGCATGACGAAAGTCGAGGGAAGGATACCCGGGACCCCGTCGGCTAGCATCGACTCACTTGCGGCCTGCTGCTCCGAGAGCCTGTTGGCGGCTTCGCGCGGAGTCAGGTGATTCGGGTTGAACGGCTGGAATGGTACGGTTGTCGACACCTTCACGGCGACCTCGCCTTCTGAGGTGTCGACGCGGAAGACGAGCCCGTCGTCGCCCTTGCCGAGAAATTCGGCGTCACCTTGTGTGACAGCGTCGATGACCGGATCGCCGGAAGCGTACTGGCTGTAGACGTGCCCACGTAGATCATTGACGAAGTGAGCTACCGACGCCGCTGGCATTGTCACGCCGTAGGCGCTCGGCTCTCCACCGGGATCGGCGCGAGCAACTGCGGCCTTCGATCCGTTCACGCCGGTAACGACAGCATCGAATGGGTGCATCGAGGGCGCCGTGATCTCGTGGCGGTCACCCACCTGTGGCACGTAGACGTCCGTCCGGATCACTTCATCTGGCGTCGTGTGAACCGGTGGGTCACGGAGCGCATGATCACGGAGGCGCATGTCAATTACAGTTTAGCAAGACGCGCCGGGCTCGGCGAGTACGCCCACATGATCAGCGCCAGGTGTCTGCGCGTTGGCACGCCGTCCTTCCAGAGCGGCTCGCCGCGCGCCTTCACCTGCGCCATGTGCCTCGCCACGAAGGCGTCGCGCTTACTCGCCCAGTCGTCCGACAGCCGGTCCGGATCTCCGCCGGCTCGGCGGTACGCGGCCATGAAGCCGCGAGAGCTTCGCGCCACGACCGACACGCCGAGCTTCCTGGCTGCGGACACGTACTGGTCGATGAGCCAGAGGCTCAGGTAGCGCGGGTTGCTCACTCGTTGAGGGCTTTCGATCGCTCGTCCATGTACTCGAGGATCTGCGCTGGAGAGGCGTTGTAGATTTGCTCGGTAGCCTCGTGCGTGGCGGCATCTGCGCCCGCCTCCTCCGGCTCTACGCCAGCATCCTTGAGGATCGTCTGCATCCACGACGTGAGCGTGTCTTCGCCGTCCCAGTCGTCGAACTCCTGGACGAGTAGCTCGCGGGATTGATCCAGCGACAGTCCGTGCTCGATGACGAGGTGGAGTTCTGCGTCGCCCAGTTTGATCACCGAACGGACGTCGGGGAAGTCGACGTACGCGATCTGCTCCCAGTCGTCTCCGTCGAAGAAGTAGAGCCCGACCGTCACCTCTTCGTCGAGGCTCCGCGGCTCTCGGTCCTCGGGCGTCGTCATGACAAAGAGCCAGTCGCGCCCCCTGCCCGTTCGAACTGCGGCGTGAGCGCTGATCTCGGAGTGGTACCCGACGCTCCAGCCGGGGATCTCGAACCGGCTTTCGCGCACGCGATGTTCTTCGGCGCGCAAATGTCGCGGAGCCGTACGGCTGGCGTTGCCGACATCGAGACCGATTGCGGCGCATCGGTTCTCCTCTTTGTGGTCACCCATGGCCGCGATCTGATCTTTGGAAATCGGCAAGAACGTAAGCCACGGCGTCTCCGTCCAATTTCTGGCGTCGGCAGCAGCTTCGTCTTCGTCTTCTCCGATACCGTACACAACCCACTCGACTCCACTCCACCCCACTGCGGCGATCCAGCCCGGGATCTCGAACCGGTCTTCGCGCACGCCCGGAGAGGTCTGGTTGTCCCACATGATCTTGTCATCGAGATCGAAGATGCGCCCGTTGTAGGCGACACGGCCGATCGCCTTCCCCGAAGCATCAGTGATGAGTCCGCCTGTCCAGTTGCCGCTGCCTAGATCATGTTCTGCGATGAAGCGCTGCACGACCTTCGAAGCGTAGGCGAGGCTCACCACTTTCTGCTTCCGAGGAGGGATTCTGACTGACGCCTCGTGGCTCCCTGGTCCGAAGTCACGATTCGGCGCTGCCGAGAGCGTCACGAAAAAAGGGCCTTTCTTGTTGTCTTCGCGCATGTGTCTCTCCTCGGCATGGCTATCTCGTTCGACCTGCGCGAGAAGATCGCGCGCAACGGCGGTGGCGTTGAATCGGCGGTTGTTTCCAGGTATGGCCGCCGAGCCCCATCGGCCGGACGTGGGTTCGCGGTCTCCGATCCCCCAAGTCCCGTCGTCCGCGAGCTGAAGATAGACGCGAAGTTTAGTGCCTTCACGAAACGCCGCCGAGGACGTCATATTGTTCAAGCGACGAAGATCGCGCGCCACATCCCTTAACATCGACTCAGGCAATGGAGCGTGGCCCCAGACGTCTGCGCTAGCCTCATCGGCGCGGCGCCCGCCCGAGCTCTCTTCGTTCCAGGTGAGGCCGTCGAGTTGCCAGTAGTAGGTTTTCCCCTTGAGTCGAATCGCCTGGTGCTCAGTGATCAGATCGGGCTCCTCGACGGGCCAGAGCTCCAAGATGTCGCCGCTGTGCAACTCGCTCTCTATGCCAGCGGCTCGGAGCGCGGCTCTCGCCGCTTCGATCTGGCTCTCATCGAACAGCGGCACGCCCCAACCGTTCCACGTCTTGCCGGTCGACCACCCGGGCACGCGCGCGCCGCCGTCGAGCCAGAAAACGGCACGCTTGATCGGTAGGCTCTTCTTCATGCCGGCCCCAAAGGGTACCCCCGAAGCGGCCCCGTGCGCTAGCCCGCAGGTTTCAGCCCGATCAGCGGCATTACCGCCCGGATGAAGAGGGCGGCTTGCTGCGGGACGATGGCGTTACCGTAGGCTTTGAGGCGGCCGACCCGGGCAGGCGCGTCGAGAGCAAGTGGAAACGATCCCGCGTCGGCTAGCCTTTGCGCGAACGCAGCGTCGGCATCGGAGCGCACTCGTCCCAGGCGCGCGGATAACCCATCAGCCATCCACTGTGCCGAGGATTCAGTTGGGCGAGCTTTCCCGTCGCGGCAGACCCACCACTCGGCGTCGCGCCAGAATCCACGAGTAGCGCCTGTCTCGGCAGGGGACGGCCCTTCGTACCGTACTGCTCCGAATCGCTCTTCTGGCCCCGGTCCGACCGGTGATCGCGCGCCGCTGGCGTCGCCCAACTCGAGAGCGTCGCTTGCAGACTCAGGCTCGTGAGCGACACCCCGAGCGATGCGCCCTTCGCGTTTGCTTTTCGCTTCCGTTCGAGGAACTGCTCCGGCGTGCCCCCCGCCTCCTTGGCTGCGGGCGTTGCCCAACTCGCGAGCCGTGCTGTGCCCGTCAGCTTCAGGATCGGCTTGGTGTGATCCCCCCGGCTGTACTGGTGAGTCGATCCGGTTGCGTCGTTGCTCACCGGAGTCGGCCAGCCCGAAAGAGCCGCTGACGACGTCTCGAACACGCGCCCGTCCATCTGTTTGCCCCGGCCCAGGACCACGTTGTGCAGATTGCATTGAGTCTTGCTCCAGGTGCGGTTGTGGCACGTCGGGCCGCCGGAGTCGCTCGCTACTGGCGTAGGCCACGAAGTACAACCGCTGTCGGAGATGCGGCGCCCCGACCCCCGCAGCGCAGGTATCCGTCGCCCAGCAGGCGTAACCCGCACCTTCCATGTCAGCGAAAACAAGGTCGAGCCACCGGAGGCCGTCAGTTCCCGCAATTTGCTCGCCAAAGACAACCCTAGGACGGCACTTGCGGATGAGTCGGAACCACTCCGGCCAGAGATGGCGCTCGTCGGCAAAGCCTTTGCGACGCCCTGCCGTCGAGAAGGGTTGACAAGGGCACGACCCTGTCCAGACTTCTTCGTCGTCTGGCCACCCCGCGAGCCGGAGCGCGTGGGACCAGCCGCCAAGGCCGGCGAAGAAGTGCGCTTGCTGGAAGCCTTCGAGGTCTTTCGGCTTGATGTCGACGATGCTCCGCGCGTCGACTTTGCCCGGGGCGATGTGCCCTTCGCGCTCAAGGTTTTCGAGCCACTGGGCCGCGTACGGTTCGTTCTCGTTGTAGAAGGCTTCACTCACGTTTTCTCTTTCTTCATCGCGCATTGCACGCCGTTCGGCGCATCCCCCATCACACGGCTCTGCCCGTAGTCGCTGTCGCTGGTCGAGCCGACGGTCGCAGGGCGCGAACGCCCGCACGTAAAGCAGGTCCAGGTGCACGACACCCTTGTTTGTTGCACGCTCGGGCAGACGCCGAGCTCTTCCCAGTCTCGGATGACGGCTCTGGCCTCAGTCACTTCTTTGGGTTCCATTCAATACTCCGGCGTGAGCCCGCGCTCGCGCAATCGATCGCGCCAGGCCACGTAGCCCCGCCCTGGGACCCAGAAGCCCCAGGTGCTCGTCTTCTTCCCGACGATGAACAGCGTCCATGTTTCGGTGCCGAGAAGCTCCTCCACGACGTGGAACGTGTCATCCGAGATCCGATTGACGGTCAGCGGGTGCACCTCGAAAGAGGCGTCGAGGCCGGTGAGCGGTTCGAGCCTGCGCTCGACGTACCCTCCGGTGAGAATGAGCGAGCGCGCCCATTCCCACGGGTGGTTGTGCGGCGCCGGATCGTAGTCGGGCGTGTGGAAGTGGTGCAGGTAGATCGAGAACGGATAGCTCTTGGTGTCGCCCGGCATCCAGCCGTAAATCCGGAACCTGGAGAGGTAGAGCTGCCCGTCCTCGCGCATGATGTCGCGGCGGCGCAGGAGGCTTGAGAGGGCGTGGAGGAGGCGGATGATCATCGTCATTCCCCGCAGTACACGGCTTCGCCGGGCAGGAGCTTCCGAAATTGGACCCACCCCTCGACGTTGCCGAGAAAGTGTCGAATCTGCTGTGACCCGAGCACCCATTCGCGCCCGCTCCACTGAAGGTCTTCCTGCATGAAGAGCTTCAGTTCGTGGTTCGTCATGGGCCGGAGCGCGTGCTCAAACGGTGACATGTGCCCGTCGGCGCGGAGCTTGTCGCAGATCGCACTCGCCTTCTCGGGCGTCGTCGCGTCGTGGCGCTCGTAGCTCACCGACGCGCAGCGGCCGACACAGACCTTGACTGGATCGAAGCCGCTGGCACGCAAAGCCTGCTCCTCTGCGTTTACGCCCGATCTGGGGCTGTATCCCATCAACGCCGTGACGGTGCTGGCACGCAAAGCCTGCTCCTCTGCGTTGACGGCCCCGAGCACTCCCCGCACGAGCGGCAGGTGCCAGTCACCGTAGTTCACCGCGAGGGGCTTGCTCGCCTGCCGCACCTCGCGCATCATGCTGGCGATCTTGAACATCTCCGGCTGCGCCATCTTGCTGACGCGGAGCGCGTCCCAGTTGGCCCACTCAGTCGAGGTCACGATGACGGTGTGCCAGGCGTAGGTTTCGATGACGCGGTTCGCGTGCTGCTTGTGCACGCCGATGGCTGCTAGGTACCCGGCGTGCTCACGCGCGTCCTCCGCAGCATTGAGCCAGTGAGTCCTAGCGAGCAGATTCGCCTCATCGTCGAGCGCCTCGCTCGCCTGCATCCCTCTCTGGTTCTTGCCGAACGCCTCCGGCACGAACGGGTTCTCCCTGATCTGCTCGATGCGCCGTTCGACCGGGATCGCGCGACTCGACGCGCTGTTGCGCGAGAGTACGCGGTGCGTATTGAACTCCGCCAAAATCAGCCTGGGGAACGTGACCTGCATCGTGGTCACTCGGTGCCCCGCTGGCGAGATCGAATCTGCGAGAATCTTTGCGTCGTAGCTCATTGTTTTGTCACTCCCTGAAAGATCAACTCCGCCGAAACCTCTTGCTCAGTCAGTCCTCGTCCGATGTCGCGCGCCTTGAACCAGCTCGGGGCTCGGTGGCAACAGAACGCCGTCCCGTCTGGCTTGCTGATGAGCCACCACGGCTCGCCGATGACGGCGGGGCCGGAGACTACGTTGCCGGTTTGTTCTTCGCGGATGCCCATGGCTATTTCCCTCACGTCGCCGCAGACAGTGGGAATCCGACACTCACCTTCGCGGCGACGAAGATTTTTAGCAGATCGGCCTCGATGCTCATCACTTCTTTTTGACCTTGTGTGAACGCAACAGAATGCGCGTTTCCGGTGGTCCTTTCCAGAACGGTTCAATCCACCTGAACACCCGCAAAGTGCGACCGGGACCGTGCGCTTGATTGCGCCAGTGGCCGCGAACGAGAAACTGGACCTTCGGGCTTGCACCGGATCGATGTTTGCCACCGATCGAATCGAGCACAGCCTCACGCAAATCTATCGAGACTGGTTGAGCGAGAACATAGCGAGCCCCCTCCGGGGGCGGCCCGTGTCGACGCTGCTTCGGTTGCGCAGAAGACGTATTCCCCCAGCGGCCAGATTGTTTGAGGCGATCTGGATCACTAAGAGCCGCACACGACCCCAAGATCAAAGCACGTATCATATCTATTTGTGCTTGGCCGCCAGCGTTCTCGACAGACCACTGAAGCAAGAGACCTGACGGAAACGCCAGTACAATAGGTGTCTTGTCTATACACCACACTCGTGCGACCCCGTTCTCGCCGAAGAGCCCGTTTGGAATCAGTAGCGACCACGCCGACCAGGGGGCTCTGATCTCGTCGGAGTCGGTGATGTCTGTTAAGCACAACGCTGCGGCTAGCTTGTGCGACACTTCCAAGCGCGCGAAGGCGGAGGCTCTCCATCTCCCGATGAAGCTGTCATTGAGGACTGCCGCTCGCTGCGACGCCGTCGCAGACTCGGGGTTGCATTCGAGAGAGACGTAGCCATTGTCCTCTACGAAGCCACCCAAAATTACCGACACGTGCACGCGATCGAAAATGTTCCTACCTGCAACCTCGAAGCGACGCATGAAGGGGGCGATCACCGGATCTAGTATCTCTTTGGGGATAGGGTCACCTTCGTGCAGCCAGACATCCTCTTGAAGAGCGGCAAGGCAGACGGCGAAAGACATCGTCAGCACCTCCACGTTTTGCGCGCTAGTGGCTGGAGGCGTAATACACTGTCGTATGACGGCCGCTATTCGAGCAAGGCGAGCAAGGCGAGCCGGCGCACTTCCTTCACGTGCGCGCCTGGCGGCCTCATCACCGAAGAAAGCGGCCACATCATCGATCCCCGCCAATCTTTGCGCGTTGAATTTAGCGAGGTACAGTTGAGCTAACCTGCGCGCGCCCGGTCTCTCTTTGAAAGCAGCCGCACCGATGGCCGCAGCTTCTTCTGCGCTAGAAGGTTTACGAGCGACGACGGTCTCGATGCAGTGTTTGAGCGCTTCTGAGGCCAGCCGGGAGGGGTCAGCGTATGCATGAGAACGCCAACTGAGTTCTACCGCAAGATTGGCCCACACCGATCCGCCACCTCCGCCTTTTGCGATCTCTATAGCAGTGCCTTTCCACCCATTGTCCTGAACATGCGCTTGCACACAACCCGCAAGATCGCCGAACGCTTCAAGCACTCGATTGGCTAGCCCGAGCAGTATATCGGGACCGCGCTCCGGGTCTCTAATTTCTTCGATCGTCACGTAAACGTGACCGTGACCGTCGCGAATCAGATAGTCCAACGTACTATCGATGAGATTGTCCGGATCGAGCGGAAGCGCTATGTACTCGTCAGGAGACTCAACGTCGTTCAACATAGAGATACTCCTTCGAGTGGTGGTTCTCGGTCTTCTTCCGCCGCGACGTGATCCTCGACCCGAACGGCTCGAACGGCAGGTAGTCCGGTACTCGCCCCGTCTTCTGGCACGCGGCCTCGCAGACGATGATCTGGCTCCCTCGGGGGATCATGGCGATCTTCGTGACCAGCGCCGCGTGGTCGAACTCCTTGAACCGGTACCGGTAGTTGTAGATGTACGGCGGATCGATGAAGTAGGTACCGGGACGGTCTGGGCGAAGCTGCGCCAGCTTCCAGTGCTTCACGGCGTGGAGCTGATCGGCGACGCGCGCTCGGGTGTTCGCGGTCCACTGGCCCGGCTTGTTGCCCCAGGGCGAGATCGTCCAGCAGTTGCCGACGTTGTTCGTGCGCTGCCAGTGTTTGAGGAGGAGCGCCTGGCCCCGAGAGAGCCCCAGTGTGCCGATGTCCGTGCCCTCGGGGATGTTGATCGGGATCTCGAGCACGCTGGCCGCCGTGGCGTCGTCGATGAGCCAGCCCCAGAGCTCGTGCAGTTGCTCGTTGCCGTCCCAGAGCACGACCCGCTTCTCGTGGTGCCGGAGCGAGTAGCCCGCCGAACCCGCGAAGGGCTCGAAGACGTCGTCGTGCTCCGGCGGCGGGTAGAGCTTCGACGAGAGCCACTTCGACCCGAACCACTTGAAGAGGGGGCCGGTGACCATCAAGGTTCCTCGTACCCGACCAGCGTTGCGATCTTGCGGAGCGTCTCAGCCGCCGCGAGTCCGCCAGAGATGCGCTGTACGCGATCCGCGATCTTGTGTGCGTGATCGTTCACGTAGCAGGCGGCGTCGAGGTCGGCCTCGCTCGTGAGCGCGCCGCGCACTGTGCCGGCGGCGAGATCGCGCTTGCTGATCTTCCGCCCCCGATCGTACCCAAGGATCCACGACACCCGCGTCTCGCCAACGATCGCCGTCGGTCGCCAGTGTTCCCGCCAGATCGGTGCTCCGGAGTACCAAAGTTTCCCCGGCGACATCTTCTCCTTCGCGTAGACCCGACGTTCCGCGTCGAAGATCCAGACCGTCGACCCGATTGCTAGCTCGGCGCCCGCCGTCGTCACGGCGCCTCCTTCTTGCCGCCGAGCAGTGCCTCGATCTGCGCCTGCAAAGCGTCCGCCCGCCTGCGCTCCTTGGCCATCGACTCGTCCGCTTGTTTGCGCTCCTCGTTGAACTGCATGAGTTCTTGCGCCAACCCCGCGCACCGCGCGTCTTGTTTGAGCTTCGTCTTCCGCTCCCTATCCTGAAGCTCGACGACGTGATCCATCACGTCCGACAGCGTGACCGCCATGTTCGTGAGCGCGCGGTTTGCGTGTCCGTGCGACACCTTCGCGGCGGCGAGTTCGCTCTTGAGTTCCTCGACGGTTGGCTCTGAGGCTGGCGCGTACGCGGCCGTCAGCCCATACATCATCGAAGACGCTCGTGCCCACGCTTCTGTCACGGCTTCTCCGCCTTCGGCCGCCAGGCGGCAGAGGACGAGGTCGCGGCGCTGGGCGCCTGCTCCTTCATCTTTCGGGCTGCGTTGCGGCGGTTTCGGTTCCTGCGTCGCCTACTTGCTCTTGGCATTGCTCATCTTCCTTCGGTGTTCGTTGCACGTTGCGTACGCCTCGCGCGCACGCTCGATCATCCTGTCCAGGACCCCCTGGACGGTGCCGGTCCGGTACACGCGGGCCGACTTGAAGATCGGGTACACCGCCCCCTGGGGCGTGGTGAGCAGCGCGACCACACGGATGGCGTCAGCGCCACACTCGCGAGCCCCCTCCTTGCCACGCTGGACCGACGAGTAGACCTTGACGGAGTACCGGCCGTCCTTGTCGTGAGCGCGCTCGTAGACCTCCTCGCCGCGCTCTCCCAGCAGGAGGCGGAAGCCCGCCCCCGCCAACCGTTCGCGGATGGCGGAGGCGGGGACTTCGACGAAGCGCCTCACTTCTGGCTGCCCTTCTTCCCGAACTGGCCCTGGACGAGGTACAGCGTTTTGCGCGCCCGTGTTACCGCGACGTAGTAGAGATTTTTTTCTTCTACGTCAGGGCGCCGCATGTACGTGGATGCGAGCACCCAGACCGTGTCGCGCTCCATGCCCTTCGCCTTGTGCGTGCTTGAGAGCACGATCCGTTTCGCGTCGTCCTTGTCGGCGAAGAGCGACTCGATGCGGTTGATGACGTCCGCCACATTGGTCGCCCCCTCGCTGAGGGCCAGGATGCACTCCGCCCGATCTTCGACCGACTGAGTGTCGCGGTTTTTGGCCGCCAGACGCTTGCACTCCACGTCGCGCCACGTCTCGACGTAGTCGCAGAGCGCTTCCACGTTGGGCGCCTTGCTCTTCTTGACGAAGGCCGCGAGCGACGCGCCGATGTCCCGGCCCTGGATGGTCGCCGAGCGCCCCTCCTTGAGGAAGTACATGCAGAGCGAGATGAGCGGCGCGTTCGTCCGGCTGAGGATGAAGTCCCCAGGCTGTGCGCCTCCGGCACCTTTCATCTCCAGGATGGTCGCGTCGCTCACGACGCCCTCTTCAGCATCCGGAGCGTATTCGATCTCCGGGACGACCGTCTGCGCCTCCTGAATGACCGCCTTGCAGCAGCGGTAGCACACACTGAGCGGAAGCACGGTCGCGTTGAGCCTGCTCACGACGTTGTCGACGGCGGCCGAGTCGGCCCCGCGGAACCGGTAGATCGCCTGCCTGGGGTCGCCGACCGCGCAGATCCGACCGCCGGCCTTGACTGCCCGCAGCGTCATCTCGATCTGCGCCGGGTTGAGATCCTGCGTCTCGTCGACGAACACTCGGTCGAACTGCGGCTGCCGCAGTTCGAGCGCGACCGGCAACCAGATCATGTCGTCGAAGTCAATGCGGCCGTCCTGCACATCCTTGCACTGCTCCAGGATCTTGAGCACGTCCTGAACGAACTTCGCCCTCGCTCCGTCCTTCGCAGACTCGATACCGAAGGCGTCGATGAGCGCGTCGATCTCACTCGCGTCGCTTGCCAGCGCGCCCTTGGCGAGAGAGACCGTCTTCGCGAGATCACGGCGAAGATCGAAGGTTTCGTAATCACTGCCGCGTATCGCCTTCACCATGTCATCCACGCGATGTGCGTCGATACGCAAACGCCCGAACGACCGCGTGACGGCCTTCAGGCCGTACGAGTGCAGAGTCGAGACCTCGACGCCGGGAGGCGCCCGCTTCGCGAGTTCCTCTGCGATGGCCTTGTTGAAGGCCACGAAGAGCGTCGAGCAACCCTTCGGGACGCTCCCGAGCGCCTCGACGATCGTGGTCGTCTTGCCGCTGCCAGCGACCGCCTTGACGACGGTGTGGCCGGTTCCATTCGCAACGTTCTCGAATACGGCGAGCTGGTACTCGCTCCAGTTTCTTTTGATGTCGGTCATGATGGGGATCTCCTTTTCCCGTGTCGTTGGAAGATGGACGGTCGTCGCTCACCTTCTATTCACCTTCTACCTGTATCGTCTACTTTTCTCCTCGGATACTTCTCCAAACCCCCGACCGGATCTCCTTCAGCATGCCCTCTGGAAGGTCTTCGTAGGTCTCGCTGAGCCACGCCGCGATGTCGACGGCGACCGCGTCCTCGCCTTTCTTGCTGATCTTCGGCTCCTTCCCGCCGCTCACGATCTCGCGGGCCTTCTTGGCGTTGCTGTTCCGTTTCTTGCCGGGGGTTCGCGGGGCGTGCTCGACCAGTTCGGCGACCTTCTCCTTGGCCTCTGCGGGATCGAGCTTCGCCAGCTTGTAGGCGTCGGTCGCCGTGATCTTCCCTGACTCGACCGCGTTCCGAACGGCCGCTGGAGCATCCAGCAACGAAAGCATGTTCTTGACCGACGCCTTGCTGATGCCCAGCAGCGTTGCGACCTCCGCCTCGTCCCGACCGAGGTCGATGTAGCGCTGCGCCTTCTTCGCCTTCCCGATCGGGGTGTCGTTCTGGCGGTGCTCGTTCGAGCTGATCATCATGCCCATCGCGGAGTGCGCGTTCGTCCGCTTGAGCATGGCCGGCACCCAGACGGGCTCGAGCCCTTGCTGCTTGAGACGCTTGTTCGCCTCGCGAGCCGCCTTCACCCGTTGCCGGCCGTCGATGACTTCGACGGCGCCGGTCTCGGGATTGCGGGTCGCGTTGACGGGCTCGAGCACCCCCTGCGGCACTCCGTCCGGGGCGAACATGATGTTCAGAACGAGCGCCTCGTCGATCGGGAGTTCTACGCGCTCATCGTAGAGCGGCGACTTCTCGTCCGTGACCAGGACGAGATCCTCTGGATCGAACATGTAGGCGTCGCGTTTGCCCTTTGCGTTTAATGAATCTCTTGACGCTTTCGGCATTTTCTATCCCACCACCTTCACTTTGAACGGTAACTGCTCCGCGTCCTCGAACGGCATGACCCGCCACCAGACCTTCTGCTCAGGGCTCCAGCGGAACCCAAAACTCTTCACGACATCCTTCTGCTCGAACGGCGCGAGCGAGTGGCACCGCACCTTCGGCCGCATCGCGTGGAGCAGCACTGCTTCGAGATCGTGCCCCGTCTCGGCGAACCGGGCGAGGATGCGGGCGATCGTGTCCACGTCGGCAGCGGCGCGATGCACGCTCACAACACCGATACCGAGCGAGAGTGCGAGTTGCACAAGGGCACCGCCGCGGGCGCGACCAGGCCACACGATGTCGTTCTCGGAGCACGCCCACGGTTTGCCGAGGTCCGGCACGAACTGCCGGTCGAACTCGCTGTTGTGAGCGATCACAACCTCCGCCGGCTCGATGATCCATCGCACGGCCTGCCACACCGCGTCGGGCTCAAGCGCCTCGGAGAGCATCGCCGGAGGGATCCGGTTGATCTCGTAGGCGTTGTTCGACGGAGCCCCTCTGATGAGGCTCGCGAAACTCTTCACCGGCTGGGCGTGCTTCACATCGAAAAGCATCACCGCAACCTCGATCGTCTTGTCGACGTTCGGATCAAGACCAGTCGTCTCCACATCGAGAATCGCCGCGTACCTCATATTTCCTTCTTTAGCGAACGCTCTTGCACCCCGTCAACAGCTTTCGCTACGGTTCGTAACTATGGCTACAAAAGAACGGCAAGACGTCCTACTCGGCGTTCGAGTGGGCAAAAAACTACACTCCAAGATCGTCACCGAGAGGCAGCGCATCGAGAAGATGACGGGTATTGAGCCGAGCATCAACGAGGTCGTGCGGTTGCTTCTCGAAAAAGGGCTCGAAGCGAGCGGGAAGAAGCGATGAACCTCTCGTCCCTCCTCGCCGACGTCGACAGAAGGCGAGAAGAAGCGACGTACCTCTCGTCCCTCCTCGCCGACTCCGACAGAAGGCTCGGTGCCGCACGTGACCTGCTCGGTGAGGCGCCCGACGACAACACGAACAAGGCTATCGACCAGATCAGGTACGCCGTAGTGGCGATCCAAGAGGTGGTCAAAGCGCTCGCCCTCGGGCGGCCGGAAGCCGCAGCCCCCAGCGCCCCCAGCGCCGAGGCTCGTGTGAAAGAGTTGGAGGACGAGATCGGAAGACTCTGCGCTCGTGTCGTCCACCTGCAACCTCCCGTGGACGGCGACGACATGGGCGCCCCGTCGTACCAACACCTGGCGTCCGAGAACGCGAGGCTCCGCGCCGAGCTCGCCACACGAGCGAGGTGAGGCGGTCGTTGGCGCTCGCCAAAATGCGGCAGTGGCCACCACTTAACAGTGTCGGCAGAAATGACGCACGTACCAGCCCTCGAACCGAGAAAAGTTTGCGGGGTGCCCTATGGTGCCATACATTTTGGTGGGGATCCGAGCGATCCCCACCACTTTTGGTGGGGATCCAAAACGCGATCCCCACCAACAAGACATGTGTCTTTCTCGATAGTTACACCCTCTTTTTTGCCTTTGGTGGGGATTGGTGGGGATGTTTGACCCAGAGGGACCAAAATCTCCGGAGGAGTTATTTTTTTAAACGAAAAAGAATTAAATAAATAAATAATTGCCCTCTGAAGTTGAGGTCCCAACGGCACCGAACATCCCCACCAATCCCCACCATCCCCACCATGCGGTGCGTCATTTTTCTGGCGGCGTCACCAAAAACACGCACCATTTTGCGGTGCCAGCGTGTGTGCTGACGATGTCGATCCAGCGGCTCCCGAGAGCGCGATCCCCCAGAACCCGACGCCGGGCTTTGCGGAAGGCTTTGCCTAGCTTCCCTGTGTCGGGCGGCTGCCCTTTCTTGTGTGACGGCGCGAGTGACTCAAGCGCGTCGCGGAGCGTCGTGAATGTCGGGTCTGGAGCGCCCCACTCCGGGTAGAGCTTGTCGACGATCTCTCGAACCGTTCCGCCTTCAGGGAGGAGTCGAGGAAGTTGTTCGAAGACGGTCCTGAGAGCCGCCTTCTCCGGATCGTCCGTCGTCTTGTCGAACGTCGGCCGGGTCGCCATGACGTCTGCCCCGCCGGCCCAGACGATTGCTTCCCCGATGAGCTCCCTCCACAGGTCGAACGATCCCCAGCCGGTCGTACCTTCTCGCTTCGGCCGCCCGGCGAGCACGTAGGCACGCAAGAGCGTCAACGCCGCTGCCACCATCCTCGGGTGCTGCGTCATGCACCACGCGATGAGATCGCCTTTGATCACGAAATTCGTTCGTTCCTCCGGATGCTCCATCAGCGGTTCAAGGCGACACATGAGCACTCGGCGCGTAGTGTCTGCGCCGAGCATGATGTTGTTCCCCGTCGCCAGAATCACCGTGCGCCAGGTGAGCGACGGCACCTTCGTCTGGCCGAGGATCCGGAGTTCCACACGATCGACGGCCGTCAGGACCTTGTCGAGCGGGGCGCCGCCGAAGACGCTTTTGTCGATGTTGTCCCACAGAATGACGCTCGCTGCACGCACAGCGTAGCCGGCGAGGATTTTCTCGACCTCGTCATCACGATCCCCGCTGGGCCAAGTCATGACAGCCGCCGGACGACCGTGCGCGAGCGCCGTCACGGCACTCGCGCATAAACCTTTGCCGCTGCCTTGCGTGGAGGCGTCGAAAACGAAACCGGGTACGGCTCCGCGTATGGCAGGGCGGCAGACCAGCGTGAGTAAAGCAGCAACGGGAACGTGTCGCGAGGCTTCGTCTTTGAACGGGAAGTCCACGTACGGCTCGAGAAGCTCCGTGAGCGCGCGCCGCGCGTCGTCGTGCGTCAGGTGATCGGCGATCGGCGGGAACTCGTGCTGAGGCGCGTAGATGTATCCTGTCGCGGCGTCGTAACCCGGTTCCGTGATGAGCGAGCCGTCAGGACGCATCGACGGCGTCTCGATGATGCCCGTCACGGGCTGCACGCCAGGGTACTCACCCCAGTCCTTGACGGCGGCAGTCACGTCATCGGGCGGTGTGGTGTCGACCCACGCCTCAGACGTGAGGCTGTATTTCTGGAACGACACGACGTGCGTGAGCTTCACCTTCAGCACGGCGAGCCCGAACGCTTTGATCTGCGGTGTGCCGGCCGCCATCTTCTCTTTTTCTGCCTCGGCCTCGGCCACGCGAACCACGCGCACGAGCTGTCCATCGCGTTGGTACGTGTCCGGATCGTTCGGAAGTGCCGCAAGCGTTGCTGCCACCACGCGATGCAAATCCGCTCCCAGGGGGATGATTTTGGCGTCTCCTATCGGCTCTTTCTTGGCCGGCAACCACTTCCGAGCCCGCGACACGAGCTTCTTCCCGCCGATGCCACCGCCGAGCGGGCGATCCGCGATGAGCTCGGAGACGCGCTTCCAGCCGGTGACAGGCTCGCCAGCGTCGAACTTCTCGGCTGTGCCTCGCACGCTCGCGGCCCGCTCCCGCGGCTTGTCGGAGCCACCGACCCACGCCACAATCCCAACGAACATCTCGGCGTCGTCCACAGTCCATCCGTCTCGCAGGAGGCCGCCCCCGAGCGCGAGGCAGAAGTCGTGACGGCCTTTTTGAGGGAAGTACCTCGCAAGTAGCGACGCCGCCGCTACTTTCCCTACGGCCTCCTCAAGCACCTCTTGCGTTACCTGCGGGATCGTCGCGAAGTCTGCGTCGTCTTCGAGTTCGATGGGCTCGCCGGTGACATGCACGCTCCCGGGGAACACGGTCTGCACGCCGCCCGAGCGGAGTTCGACGATCGTCTTTCCCGGGCCGTCGATGTTCGGATCCTCGTACTTGATGTGCTTCGGGACGTTCGAGAAGTAGAGCCAGTGCGACGCGCGCTTGCTCGCGCGACCGAATCGTCCTGATGTGGCCGGTAGGAGGAACGGCGCCACGGCCAGCGCCTCGATGCAGTCGATGTCGACATCGACCAAGTCCTTCGACGTCTCCCCGAGGATGATGCCGATGTTCTGCGGGGCGCCGTTGAAATACTGCGGCGCGGTCTCTGGTGTGATCCGAAGTTCGGTCCACTTCTCTATCGTCGGCCCCTTCTCGCGGTACGGGATCGGGATCGGGCACAACCCCATGTCGATGTAGCCGAGCGCGAAATCAAGAGCCGTGAATGACGACAAGTGGCGGACCTCCGGCGGAACAAATGCCCTCTCCGATCCGCCGCTAGCGTACAAGGTCGACCAGTACGGTTGCGGCGGATCGGGAGGGACTTCCGGGACTACCGGAAAAACGAAAGCACGTCCAGTAGTCTGAGAGGTTAGAGAAAAAACTTGACGGACGGGTCGGTGGGCGGGATAACGACGAGGCGTGGCGGAACTGAACCTGAAGTGCGACCCCGAGCCGTTCGACGCCCTCGTGTCGAGAATCAAGACGTTCGAGTTCCGTCGCGACGATCGCGGATACGTCGTCGGAGATGTGCTCCGGCTCGCACGGACCGGGTCCGACGCCTGGGCGAACTTTCTTGTGACCTACATCTTGCGTGGTCCGGCGTACGGGATCCCCGAAGGGTTCGTGTGCATGTCCGTCTGTCGGATCATGCCCGAGCCGCACGGGACGCACGATGTCGATCGACTCAACGACCAGACGTTGTGCCAGGAGTGTTTGCTTTCGGTTCAGGACGAGCGGATCGCCGAGCCTTGCGGTGGCGTGCCCCCTGGCTGGGAAAAAGACGAAGTCTGATGGGGCAACTCTACGTCAGCGCGTCCGAGATCGAGGTCTTCGATCTCTGCCCACGTAAATGGGCCTTCAGTTACATAGAGAACAAGCGCCCTCCGTCGAACGACTCCGCCGCCTTGGGGACCCGCGTGCACGCGATCCTCGAGAAGTGGCTCACGGACGGCACAGCCCCCGACACGTGGACGCCAGAAGGCGAGATCGCTGCGAGCGGTCTTCATCTTTTGCCCGCGCCCCGGACCCCGACGCTCGTCACTGAAGAGAAGTTCCATTTCGCGAGCCAGCGCGCCTGGTACACGGGGTTCAAAGATTTCCGGTACCGCGACGCCAACGGCCTGATCCATGTTGGCGACCACAAAACCACGAAGGCGTTCACGTGGGCGAAGACAGTTGAAGATATCCTCTGCCACCCCCAGGCGCTCATCTACGCCGTGGACGAGTTCCACAAGAACCCGAACGACAATCACTTGGCTCTCGACTGGGTCTATTACAAGACGACGGGCGCAAGGAAAGCCGAGTCCCGTTTCCAGATCGTGTCCAGAAACTCGATCGCCGAGCTGTTCTTCGAGCACGTGGACCTGGTTGCCGGAGAGATCACGAAGCTCCACCACGAAGTTCCGTCCGATGCGTCCGCGCTCGACTTCACTCCAGACTTCCGAGCTTGCGACGCTTTCGGAGGTTGTGCGTTTCTTTCAATCTGTAATCCGACCCCAACCCAGAGAGTTCAAGCGACCATGACCCAGGCAGGGATGTCTCTCACCGACAGGCTCAAAGCAATGAAGGCCGGACGCCCTCCGAGCCCGATCCATCCTCCGGAGGCGTTCGTGCCGCCCCAGCCCGTGCAGGCGGCGCCCCAGCCGGTACTGCCGTTCCCTCAGATCGCGCCGGTTCCGCCCTCGCCGCCTGCGCCGTCGTTCTCTCAGACCGCTCCGTCTGTGCCAGCCACGCCGTTCGTGCTGTCCATGCAGGCCACGCCGCCGGCTGTCTTCACTCCTCCTGTTCCTGCTCCTGCTCCTGTTCCTGTGGTCGAACCTACGCAAGAGGCCGCTGCCCCGAGGAAGCCTGGGCGTCCGAGGAAGAAAGAGCCAGCCTCGGGGACGATCGAAAGCGCTTCTGCGCCTTCTGCACACACGGTCGCTGCCCCTGCGGCGCCACCTACCGGCTTCGTCCTCTACGTCGGCTGCGCTCCGATCGGCTGCGAGGTGACGAGCGCCTTGATCTATGTGAACGCTGCGCACGACCGCTTGAAGGAGTTGCACAACGTCGCCCACTATCAGGAGATGGAACACGGCAAGGGTCCTGGCGAACTCTGCAAAGTTCTTGAGGAAGTGCTCGCCTTGTGCGAGACGGCGAGCAACGCGCCGCTGGGTGATGTGGTGTTCGGCAACACACGTGCGGAGGAGGACACGGCGGGCGTGTGGATCTCTCGGGCGACGAAGGTCGTGAGGGCGTTCCGGTGATTCAACGGATACTATGCTTCTTGTTCGACCATTCGTGGTCGTCCGTGTCGCCCACCTGCTGGAAGTGCGGCGCGCTACATCCCGACGCGAAGGGTCGACGCTGAGTCCATGCCTGAGATCGATCTCTCCAACGTCTTCGCTGCCGTCGCCGAAGTCACCAACGGCGCTAGGCGAGGTACTGCTCTCGGCAAGATCCGTGAGGCGGAAGGGGTGAAACATTCTCCTGAGCTGGATCGCATTTTGATGCTTCCACGCCGGGTTCCTCTCACTCCCGAAGAGGAAGAGGAGCGGATCGATCTTCTCACCGAGCACCTGAAGACTCCGAACGGAACGATGCGACTGCGTCCGGTGCAGGCGCAGGCACTCTTCGAGGCCCACGACTACCAGGGCCTCTTCGGGCCGATTCGAGTCTCTGGAGGGAAGACGCTCATTTCCCTGCTCATGCCAATCGTTCTCGAAGCGCGAGCGCCGATGTTGATCGTGCCCGCGGCTTTGATTGAGAAGACGCGAACGGAAGCGCGCAAGCTCGCTCAACATTGGAAGCTCCCGACGTTCCTTCACATCGTGAGCTATCAGAGCCTTGGCCGAGTCTCTGGCGCGGACACGCTTGCGAAGTGCAACCCGGATTTGATCATTTGCGACGAGGCCCACAAACTGAAGAACAAACGTGCGGCCGTGACGAAGCGCGTCTCTCGGTTCATGCACGACCACCCAGAGACTCGGATGGTCATTCTGACCGGCACGATCTCCAAGCGCTCTCTCCACGACTTCGCGCACTTGCTCATGTGGTCCCTGAAGCTCCGGACGCCGCTTCCGCGGCACTACAACGAACTCGAAGCGTGGGCTCTGGCTCTCGATGAGCGGCCGAACGCGATCGTGCCGCCCTTGCACCCCGGGGCGATCTTGAAGCTCGCCACCGAGGAAGACGTCGGCGATCCGACGAAGCGCGCCCGTACCGCTGTCCGCAGACGTATCAACGACACACCTGGCGTGGTGACGGCCTCGGGTGTGGGTTGCGACGTCAGCCTCCGGGTTCAGGGGCACATCGTGGAGACCTCGGGAGAGACCGCCGCTGCGTTCGATACGCTTCGTGAACGGTGGGAAACGCCCGACGGCGGCCCCCTCGCCGACGGTTTCGCGATCTGGCGTCACGCGCGAGAGCTCGCCTTGGGCTTCTTCTACAAGTGGGCTGTTCGCCCGCCCGATGCCTGGCTTGAGGCACGCAAGGCGTGGTCCGCGTTTTGTCGTAAAACTCTCAAGGACAATCGACGTCACCTCGACTCCGAGATGCAGGTCGCGCTTGCGTGCGTCGAGCATCCGGAGTGGTATGGCGACGAGGAGTACAAGGCTTGGGTAGCCGTGCGCGACACGTTCAAGCCGCGCACCGTCGCGGTCCCGTTCGACGACTCTGTTTTGAACCGCTGCCAGCGCTGGGCTGAGTACGGTGGATTGATCTGGTGCGAGCACGTCGACTTCGCACGTCGTCTGTCGGCCAAGACGGGGTTGCCTTACTTTGCCGGTGAGGGGCTCGATGCACAGGGAAACTCGATCGAGAACTTCGAAGGTAGGTGCGCGATTCTTTCGATCGAGGCGAACCGAGAGGGCCGGAACCTCCAGAGGTTCTCGAGGAACCTTGTCGTCTCGCCGCCGCAGCAGGGGGATCGGTGGCAACAACTGCTGGCCCGCACGCACCGTGACGGGCAGGAGGCGGACGAGGTGATCTGCGACATCGTGATCTCGTGTGCGGAGCACGTGGACGCCATGCGCATCATGCAGAGCGACGCGCAGTACCAGGAGGACATCACGGGCGACCGTCAGAAACTTTTGCTCGCGGACATCGTTGTCCCGGACACGACACACTTGAGAGGAGCGGTTTGGAGCAAATGAGAGATGTTAAGGAGACGTTCTTGATAACAACACCCGAACAAATAACTGGTTGCGGTTGCTTGCCTCGTTCTTCGACCGGTTGCTATTGCCACAAGGGGCGTGCCGGAGAGGTGTGCCCGATTGAAATGAATCAGGTGGAGGTGTGTAGAGATTGGCTTCGGTTGCACGCTAAACCTCTTTCATATTTTCCGAAAAATGGTTTGTGTATCGGAAGCTACGGTTACAAACACGAAGTGGAGAAGTGGACCGATGCACACGGCGGTCATAAGTACATCGCGAATGGGGCGTTCATTCTCGCCGCACTCCTCGAAGGGTTTCGGGTGAAAGCGACGGGCATCAACGCAGTGTTTAACTTTCGCGGAACTTGATCGCGAGCTGCACGCGAAACCTCCTTCACGTGCAGCTCGCGGGAATTTTCCCGTCTCTGATCTCGACAACAAAGAACAAGGAACAAGAATCATGCCCATTGATTGGTCCCAGATAGCGCAAGCGCCTATTTTCGAGCGTGGCAACTACTTCAGCCCCGGGAGGTACAAGCTCCACTTGCTCAGGTGCCTGAGCAAGCAGACGCAGAAGTCTGGAGTAGCGTTCATCACTGAGTTCGAAGTCTTGGAGAGTGACAACCCCGCGCACCCGATCGGGAGCAAGGGGACGTACTTCGTCAAGATGGTGCAGCAGCAGCAGGCGTTCTCGAACATCAAGGAGATGGTGGCGGCAGTCCTCGGATTCGACATCTCGAACCCCGAACACATGCAGCAGATCGAGCAGCAGCTCAATCCCCAGCTTCCGGCACTCATGACTGCACTCGAGGTGCAGGGTGTGGCCGTGCTCGGTGGGCGTGAGACGGTTTCCGTCGAGTGTCGGGTCATCATGACCAAGATGAACAAGGAGTTCACGCTCCACGTGTGGTCCCCGTGGACCCCGGCGCCGGGTTGGCAGCCCACGCCGACTCCAGCGGTGGCACAGGCGCTTCAGAGGTCAGCGGCGCAACCCGCGGCTGCTCCTCTGGGGTACCCTTCGGCGCACGGCGGCACACCGCCCGTCTACGCGCCGCCGGCCTACGCTCCGCCTGCGCTGGCCCCGCAGGCACCGCCGCCCGCGTACGCCTCGGCCCCGCAGGCACCGCCGCCCGCGTACGCCCCGGCGCAGGCCCCCTACGGCCAGCCCGCCATGCCTCCGGCTGTCGCGCTTCCGCCGTGGATGAGCCCTAAGTGAGAGAGGACCCCGCCCCTGGTGACCCCGGGGCGGGGTTGATTTCCGATGCTCGCCTTCGACACCGAGACCTTCCTGATCAACGACGGCAACCTCGCCCCGGATCTGGTTTGCATTTCTTGGGCCGATTCGGACCACAACGTTCGACTTGAGCACGCAATCGACGGCTCTCCTGTGTTCCGTGCGTTGGTTGACTACGCGCTCGCGAAGAATGAGCCACTCATCGGCGCGAACGTGGCCTTCGACATGGGTGTGATGCTTGCGCACGATCCGTCGCTCGATGATCGGATCTGGACGCTCTACGACCGCGGTCTGGTCCGTGACGTGCTCATGCGTCAGAAAATGATCGACATCGCTCAAGGTTGCTACCGAAGTTTCCGTAAGGACGAGAACGGCAAGACGTACAAGATCGAGTACGGCCTCGCGGATGTGGTCAAGCGTCGTCTTGGTCACGAACTTTCCAAGGGCGAGGACACCTGGCGCCTGCGATACTCTGAGCTCTACGAAGTTCCGCTCTCCGACTGGCCGGCGGACGCTTGCCAGTACGCCAAGGACGATGCGCTTGCGACGATGGCCGTCTACCAGGCACAGGAGGCTGACGCGGCACTGCTCCTTGACGAGCCCGCACGGTGCCGCACGGCGTGGATGCTACACCTCATGTCCTGCTACGGGATCAAGACGAACCCGGAAGCGGTTGCTGCGTTCGTGCAGGCCACGGAGCAGCACATCAAGGAAATCAGGGACGTACTGGTGAACTGGGGTTTGGTGCGTCTTGAAGACGACGTCGTAAAGGAAACACACAAGAAAACCAAAACGAAGGCCCGCAAGAAAAAGATTACTGCAAAGGAGGCCCTCGTCATTGCTTTGGCTAAGTTAGCGAAGACTGACAAGGTGAAGGCTCGCAAAACCACCAAAGCGAAGGTTTGGGGCACGCGGGACACCAAGGCCGCGAAGGATCTGATGGTGAAGGTCTGCAAGGACAAGGGCTTGCCGATCGCGGAGACGGACGGTGGCGACGTCTCGTTGGATGACGCCACGTGCAAGGCGACCGGAGATCCGATTCTCTGCGCCTACGCCGACTACTCGAGCCTGGCGAAGGTTGTCTCGACGGATCTGCCGATCCTCCGGAAAGGGATCAACAAGCCGATCCAGACGCGCTTCGAGCCTCTCTTGGAAACAGGGCGCACGTCGTCCAGCAAGCCCAACATCCAGAACATCAAACGCCTCGCCGGGATGCGGGAGTGTTTCCGCCCGCGTCCAGGGCACATCTACGTCGATGCGGACTACGGGATGCTCGAACTCTGCACGTTCGCGCAGACGTGCCTGTGGTGGTTTGGACGCTCGCGTATGGCGGACGTGCTGAACAGCACAGAGGAGAATGATCCGCATCTGGCTTTTGCCGCGCAGATCCTTGGCATCACGTACCAGGATGCGAAGTCTCGTCGCAAGGCCGGCGACAAGGAGGTTGAGCAGCGTCGTCTCGTGGCCAAAGTCGGGAACTTCGGTTTCCCTGGCGGTCTCGGTGCGGAGAGCTTCGTTGAGTACGCCGCGTCTTCGTACAAAGTAAATCTAACCGTCGACCAGGCCAGGGATCTGAAGCGGTTCTGGCTCGCGCAGTGGCCGGAGGCACGACACTATTTCGATCACATCGGCAAGCAAGAGAACGAGAACGGCAGGGTGTCTCTTCAGCGTTTCGTCACAGGCTCCCGGCGTTCCGACATGTCGTACACGGTCGCGTGCAACGACCCGTTCCAGAGCCTCGGCGCGACGGCCGCAACGTGGGCCGGGTACGATCTCGCCCGAGCTTGTTACCACCAGCAGGATCACGTTCTCTTCGGCTCCCGCCCCGTGAACTTCATCCATGACCAGTACCTCGTCGAGGTGCTCGACGACGAGCGCGCGCACGACCGCGCGGTGGCCGTGGCGGACATCATGGTCGCCGCCGCACGGCGGGCCATTCCCGACGTGACGCCGAAGGTCGAGCCGCTCCTGTGCCGTTACTGGAGCAAGGACGCGAAGGCGGTCTACAAGGAAGGGAGGCTCGTGCCGTGGCCCTCGTAGCGATCGATCCTGGCAAGGTGACGGGCGTGGCGGTGTTCCAGGGTGGGGTGCTGTGTCGTGCGACCGTCTGCTCGTTGGAGGAGTGTCGGCTTTTTATTGAGAACGAGGAACCTCTCAGGCGAGGGAAACCTGCCGGCGACTGCATCATCGAGCTGCCCCAGGTTTACCCGGGACAGCAACAGAAGGGTGATCAGAACGATCTGATCAACCTGGCCGTTACGGTCGGTCGGTACGCGGAGCGCGCAACGGTTTGCGGGTTCCACGTCACGCTCGTCAAGCCGCGTGAATGGAAGGGACAACTTCCCAAGGACGTGTGCTGGCGGCGTGTTCGCGAGACACTGACGCCGCTGGAACTCGGCAAGATGGCTAAGGTTCCGAAGTCGCAAGCGCACAACATGTACGACGCAATAGGTCTAGGAACGTGGTTCCAGAAAAGGTGGAGATAGTGGCAACGAAAAAAAGAAGCGTCACGACGCTGAAGGCGTGGTTCGAAAGCACGCTTCCAGAAGGCATGACGAAGACAGCCTACGCCAAACTTCTGGCGGACAAATCCGGCGGCAAGATCGGGATGTCGACGATCTTGAACACACTGAAAGGGCACAAGCTCACGGGCTACGCGAAGGGCAAGGCAATCAGCGACCTCACCGGCGGCAGGGTTCCGCTCACGGAGATTGTCGAAACATGACCGACGCAACTGCTCAGGTGCAGCGCCCGCAAGACCTGGAGAGCGCAGCAACGCTCGCGGAGCTGTCCGCGTCGCTTCAGGATCTCTCATGCACCGTCGAAACGTACCCCGGGATTTGCGACGCCTTGATCGATGTTAAGGCGCGCGTGAACAGCTTGCTCGCACAGCGAGAGACCGTTCTCGGGCCATTGCGTGTGGCCGAGCGCGCGGTGTGCGAGTGGTTCCGTGCCCCGCTAGAAACGTACATGACGATTGAGAGCGTGCTGAAGCAACGTGTCGTCGGGTACCAGGAGGTTCTCCGTCAAGAGAAGCACAAGGCGATCGTCGCGGCCGGGCAAGCTCCGACACCGACGGCCATGGCGCAGCTCACGGCACTCGCCGCTCCTCCGACCCCGGCTGCGATCTCGTTCCGCAAGACGTGGGAAGTGGAGATCACGGATCCGAATCTGGTGCCGCGGGAGTACCTGTTGATCGACACGTCGGCCTTGCGCAAGGTCTGCCAGGCGACCAAGGGGCAGATCCAGATCCCTGGCGTGCGTTTCGTTCAACGCGAGAGTGTGGCCGTAGGCGGATGACGTACGAGTACTTGTGCCGTGCCTGCAAGCACACGTGGGAAACCGACCAGAAGATCACAGAAGAGCCATCGAGGATCTGCCCTGCGTGCGGCAAGGCCGAGGCGACGCGCTTGATCTCGCAGAGCACGTTCATCTTGAACGGCGACAACTGGGCCAGCAAGAACGGATACTGATGAGGACAGAAAAAGAAATTCTCGCCGGCATCGAGGCGCAACGAGACCGTCAGCACTTCATGTTACTGCCGATCGAGATGCGCATGCGCAACACCTGTCGCTGCTGCGGGTGTCGGCTCATCGAGGACTTCACCCGGGCGCTCGCGTTCGTCACTGGACCCCTGAAGATGGGGCAGTGCCAGAAGTGCGGGTGGGTGGGGGAGAAGTGAAAAAAGTTCTCAGCTCGACCTCTTCACTCTGCCCACAGACTTGTCGTGGATCTTGCCGCACGAGCATCCGCCGTCCGGAGTGGGCGAGTGAAGCAGAACGGACTTGAGGCCGGCGGTCGAGTGGATGGCAGCCGCAGCCTCGGGGGTATCCACGGTGAGCAGAGACTCCGGGATCAAGATACCAATCGGGGCGGTGTCGGTCATGGTCATGGAAATAGACTCAACTGTCGGTCGGTTTTCAGAACACTCGGTAGTTTGCGAACGTAGTGGCGAACTGCGGCTCGGGCCGACTTTCTGGAGAGGCTTTCGCCGCGTGATTTTCCGATCACGCGCCAAGTCCATCGTTCATCGTTTCCGGACACCTCTACCGCCGCCCCGGTGCGCTCATCTTGAGAAATCTCAAGGAGCACGGTCCAGCGCCGAAGCGTGTTGTCACGCTTCACGCGATCCGCCAAAAAGAGAACCCGCAGCCCCCGTCGAAAGAGGCTGCGGGCGGGAGCGTGTGCTGGAGGCACTTGCTCGAAGGAGAAACGTAGCGGTCCCGACGTGATTTGTCCATCATCGACGCTTCTCTTTCGCCATCCGCATCCCCTTCTCGGTGAGCACCACGAGCACGGGTGGTCCCCCCTCGTACAGCGGCAACTCCTTGATGATGTCGTTCTTGATGAGCATCTCGACGAAGGTGTCGTAGCAACCGAGCTTCGAACGATCGGGCGCGTAGCAGTTTTTCTCGTGGTATCGCTTCACGTAGCGGCAGACTGCATAGGCATCCATCTTGGCCTCACATCGGCGAGAAGCCGCAGATCGTCCCGCACCAGCCGCTCTCGCACGTGGAGGGCCTACTGCACGCGCACTCGCGCTCGGAGGTCGCCACGAGCGCAGCCCGCTTCTCCACTTGGCGGCGACGACATCGTTCGATGATCTCTGGCCGATGGATCCTTGCGAGCTCAGCCTCAAGCACCGCGTCTGCGTCGATGCCGAGCGTCGAGGCCGCCGAGTAGATGGTCACCATGCAGCCAGCGATCTCTTGCTCGACCTCGCCGACCGGCCGAGCGAAGACGTAGTCGACCAGGCGGTGAAGTGTTGCGGCGTCCAGGCCGCAGGCTTGCGTCAACTCAAGGGCCTCCTCGGCGACGCGAAGAGCACGCTCGGGGACGTCCGTGGCAACGGCGTCGCCGAAGGTTGAGCGGACCCAGATGGCGATGCGGGATTGGTTCGAGGGTGTGATGATGGGCCGAGCGACGGAGGCGTTGTCGAGTTGTGGAATAGTCTCTCCTAATTTGATTCGTACCTCGACGATACAGAGCGTTTCATCAACCCGCGCGAGGCACTTGTAGAAACCGTCCCCGTGACTGTACATCGCGTCTCCGATGTACGTGATGCGCCCGTCTCTGTCGATAATTCCGTCGACGGGAATTTTCTCTGGGTAGCTCATCACAGTTCCTCCTCCGCGAAGTCGCCGCTCACAGCCGCCTTTCCTGCTTTCATCAAGCACTTCACGCATGCCCATTGGACGGCTGTGCCCGCCTTTTTGATCAACTCACTCGTTCGTTCTCCGTGTGCTGTGAGCGCACGGAAAGTCGACGTGATTTCCATGTCGGGCGGTTTGCCGCACGATAGACACACTGGCTCTGAATTGAAGACGCTCACGCCAGCCCCATTTTCTGCTTCCCGAAAATCCTGTCGTGTCCCTCACGATACTTCGGGGTCGCGACCTGCGCCGGCCCGCTACGCTCGGACTTGTAGACCGTCGTCACGTCGCGCCAACCGTCACTGTCCTCAGCTCCGACCTGGATGAGTTCGGCGCCTTCGGGGATCGGTTGGCCATCCTTCACTTCCATGAAGGTCCCGACCCCTAGGCCCCCGTCGTGTCGCCGGATCGCTGCGCCTCTACCTGGCTCGGTCTCAGACCCGAAACGTATCTGATCTTTCATCATCGCTCTGTGTCGCCTCCTCCCCGCAGACGCTTCGCGTTGTCCGCGATCATCATCGCGAAGTTCGCCACGTCGGCGGCCTCGTGAATGATGCGATCGGCCTCCGCTCTAGTGAGAGTGATTTGTCCCGACGAAGCCAGGATCGCCTTATTTAACTCCTCCGATTCTTCGGCGAGTCGACGAGACAGGTAGTCGAACCGACACCCGTCCCAGTGCCCCTTGTGGTCGTTCGCTCTGAGTTTCCCTTCCATTTCCTGAGCGAACCAAAGCACCTCGGCTCTAGGTGACGCGCTCGCCGCCCCTCGTTCCGGCTCGATCTCAGTCCCCAGGCGCATCTGGTCTTTCACGGTGTGTGCGTCCCTTCGACCTCGCGCTCCTCGCGTCCCCTGGTGCGCTTCTCCAGCCAGAGAAGCGCGGTTTCGAGGTGCGTGAGCGCGATGGCGTTCTCGCGGCAAGCGAACTTGCTGCCGTTCGCCTTCTGGTAGAACTCAAGGCGCCCGATGGCGGCCTGGAGGACACCCTCGACGAAGGCGCCGTTCGGCTCCTTGCGGTCTGAGCCTCGCCCGAGTGGGCCGTTCTGCCAACGGATGGCGATGCCCGTCGCGGCGGTCTCGCCGCCTCCCGGGTTGCCGACTGCGTCGATCTCGTGTCTCTCGTTGAGTTTCTGTTTCATCGGGGGCTCTTTCGTTTCGTAATCTTCTTCTTCTTCTCCAGCCTCGCGGCCTTCTTCAAGATTCGAGCCGCCAAGCGCTCGTACATTCCAGCGCGCTTCTGGAGGGCTTTCGCGGTGACGGGACGTTGTCGACGGAGACGTCGACGACCGCGCACACCGTCGCTTCCTGTGTACCCCACCGCGATCCGAGCCGTCGTCGTGCGACAGATTGTGTGTACCTTGATGCGCCTTCGCCGTAGCCCCGTGATGGCCTTCGCGCGAGCATCTTCGGGCACGTTCGGGTGGATCGACATGGCCGCCATCACGGCGGTCACGAGTTCCTTGACAGTTCGGTTGCGGTGATGCGCGCCGCCGTGCATCCGCTTCTTCCAGGAAGCAAGCAACAACGCCGGAGCGCGAAGGGCGATCTCTTCCAGCATCGTCCATGGCGCCGCATCGTTGCAGCAGATGGCTTCGAGCAAGGAGCACGTTTCGACGCCCTTGGCGGCGCTCGCGAAGACGACCTCGAGTTCCTCCTGGGTAGCCGTACCCGCGTAGACGCGGGACATGGCGGAGCCAGGGTACCGCTCGCTGCGCTCGTAGACCTCGCGGAAGATATCGAAGATCCGTACCCCGTGCGCCTTAGCGAGCGTCATCATGTCGACCCGGCGATCGGTCGTCGTGAACGCTTCGGCAAACTGCTCTCGATCATTGTCGCCGTTACGCGGCAACATGAGCGCCGCCTTGTCGAACTCGTCGCCCTTCGGCACCTTGCGCTCGAAGAAGAAGAACGTCGCGTTCTGCGCCTCGTAGCCTTCGAAGTAGCCGGCGCGGAGCATCGAGGTGCACCACTTCGTGCCGAGCCCGTAGTGGACGCTGGCGTTCTTGTTCTTGATGTGCCGGACGATGAGATCGGGCGAATCGTAGACCACGTCGGCCTCGACGGATCCTTCGATGCGGTAGAGCTTGACGCGCTTCCGGCGCCTACTGTCCTGCGCCCGCTTCATCTTGAACAGAAGCTCGCGAAGCTGCGCGAGATGTTGCGGCTTGTATGCGTAGATGTCGTGGTGCACGCGCTGGCTCTTTGAGCCACGTCGGTCCGGGTTCCCGTGCCACTGCCCCCTGAACTGATGAAAGAGATCGATGACGTCGGCGATCTCCGGAGCGAGCGCCTGGCTGGACGCCAGGACCTTCGTGCCCCAGTCGAGGTACTTGAGATTCGCGGACGGGTCGCGTGAAGCGAGTAGCCGGATCCCGTCGGCGTGATCGGGGTGCTTTTGCAAGACGAGATCGAGTCGTGTGCTCATGTCGGTAGTCCTTTACTTGCAACGCATCCCGGCTCGGTCGATGGCGTCCACAATTCTTCCAGCCTCATGCCGCAGCGCGAACGTGATGAACATGAGGGCGATGGTGATGGCGATGAGTGCGTCCTTCACGTCCCACACTCCGCAAGCACAGTCTGGATCCCGTCGAGCGTGCTCCCGCACGCAAGCCCACACTCGACGGCTTCTTCCGCCTCGTACCTGCCCGACTTCGGATCCAGCTCGTCCAGGAACACGCGGAGCCGCTTGCCTCCTTGGTGCTTCTTCAAGATGGCGGCGTTGAGAGAGCGCTCGACGCCGGCCATCCTCGCGAACACGTCTGGGAAGTCGCGTCGGATCTTGTTCCAGTACCCCGCGCCGCCCTTCACGCACCCGATGCAGTTGTTGTTCCGGTAGCCGAGCCGGTACATCATCGGGATCTCGATGCCGGCTTTCTGGAGAAGCGCGGCACAGTCGGCGTGCTTGAGGCCAGCCTCGATGAGCGGGAACCTCGCGTCGATCTCCGGGTTGTTCGCCCGGAAGCGATCAGCGCGCTGGGGCTCGTCCGCGGTGAACCCAAAAACGTGCACGTCATCGGGCCGTTCGAACCCCCTCCGCACGAGCTTCTTCAGCTCCGTCGTGCAGCGCGCTCCGGCCACCCCCACGAGCCAGCGAGTCTTTGCGAAGACCTCCCAGGTGTCTCGGTACTCGGAGGAGCGGAGTTTCAGGATGGGCTGCCCGTACCAACCCTCGCATTCCGAGAGGAAGCGAGCGTTGTCCGGGTGCTCGGAGCTGGATGTGTCGCAGTACGCGACGATCCGCTCCTCGTAGTCCCCCGCCTCAGTGAGCGCGACGGCCGAAGCCACCGAGGACGCGATCCCGGCCGACCACCAGCAGACTAGACGGGGCATGTTGATCCCTCATCACTACGCAGACAGATGAACTGGATGCGCTCCATGTGGGAGGCCCCTTTCGACGGTTTCGACGGTGAGAGACGGATGCTAATCCTGCGAGATGGCGCTCGTCAAGATATTGCAATACAACGCGCGCAGGCGCTAGAATACGCGCATGGCACACGACGAGGCCCTCAACGTCCGGGTTCCGCGGGATCTGAAGAGCGCTCTCGAACGCGAACGGAAGCGCATGAGCAAAGCGGCCGGCGCCGAGGTGAAGACCAGCGCGGTCATCCGCGTGATCCTCGAGCAAGCGTTGCGAGGCAAGCGGCGAGCTGCCGAGGCCGGCGCCCGAGCATGAACTCGCTCTTCATGAGTGGCATCGCCCAGATCAAGCTGGCGGCAGCGCTCGTAGCTGCTGCGTTTGTTGTGATCCCGTTCGGCGTCCGTGTTCTGGCGCCGATCGATTCTGCCCCCGCATCTTCGGCGAGTGCCGCCGCCCCTGCGCCCGCACCCTCAGCGAGCACCGTCGCCTCGAAACCACGTCCTCCGTTCAACGACTACGATCTCGCGAAACGGGATCGACAGATAGACTGGTGCGAGCACCACAAGGGCATCCCGACGATGACCTTCTGGCACGACCATTCGAACGTGTTGTGCCTTCGCTCCGAGTCGATCATCCCGTTGCCCGCAGGGGAGCCAGAATGAACCTCGCGACGGAGACCCTACCGGCACGTCCTGTTGTTCGCGGCTCCGATCGCCGCAGCCCCACCGCTGGCAATCGTGGCCAGGGGAGCAAGTGGCTGAAGCCCTCGACGCGCAGACGTATCTACGAACGTGACGAGTACAAATGTGTGTGGTGCTCCGCCCCGATCGTGTCGATCGCGAACCCGGCGCACCTGCCCGCAGGCACGCGCCAAGCAACCGTAGATCATGTCGTGCCGCGAATGCGTGGGGGCTCGAACCGCCCCAGCAACCTGATCACGTGTTGCGCTGGGTGCAACGCGAAGCGAGGCCATCGGAGTGTACCGGCGTTTGCGACGGTACTCTGCGCCAAGGGCGACGACCGCACTGAACACGTCGAGCGGATCGTGTGTCGTGTTCGCGCTCACGCGCGGCGCAAGTTGCCGGCCCGATCCGGCGACAGGGGGACCTTGGCGCGGTTTCTCGAACCGATGCCGGACATGGACGTTGTTGACAACGGTTAACAGGCGTTGTACCTCGGGGGAACATGGCGAATCAGGACAAGAAAGAACTCTGGGTCGGCTGGACGCATGATGCGATGAGCCGATACGTGATGCCCGACGACATCGACGACGTCGATGACCTCGTCGAGGACATGGTGGCTGCCGCGACCAAGTACGCCGACGCCATGGTCGATGAGTTCGAGGAGCGGTTCAGTGGCGGCACCAGGCGGAACCGGAAGAAGAAGAAAGACGACGACGATGACGACCCCGATCTCGACGACTGAAAGGCACCAAGATGGCAACTAAGAAAAAGGCCGTGAAGAAGACCGTGAAGAAGGCCGTGAAGGCCGTGAAGAAGACCGCGAAGGCCGTGAAGAAGACGGCCAAGCGCAAGTGCAGCGAGTGCGGGGAGCTTGGGCACAACGTGCGTAGCCACGGTCCGGGCAGCGCGTCGATATGAACGCACGCCAGAAGGCCAGAGACCTCATCGAGCTCGCGCTCGAAGAGAACGGCGACGACAAGGAGCGCATCGCTGCGGCGATGAAGGCTCTGCGGATCATCCGCAAGTACGACCTTCTCTCGAGTCCGCTCGATGGGCTCCTGTCGAGCGACAACGAGACCGTCAAGGCGGCGACGTCCATCTTCGAGAAGCTCACCGATCCGGATCTCGTGAACAGCGTGAAGAAGATCAGTGGCCGGATCAGCCAGGCGCGGCGTCGTAGGTAGTCGATGGCCTTGTGGCTCTTCTTGCCGATCGCTGTCCCGTTCGGCGTGTTGCTTGTGGTTCTCTATCGAAAGAGGAGAGGTGGCACTCGCTAGCCTCGACGTGCCCAGACCGTCGCGCCTTCCCACTCAACGCGCACGAGCAGGTGCGGCGGTCGTGACAGCCGCCACGAAGCGAAGAAGCCGACCGGCTCCTTCTTGCCGTCGGACCAGACCGCCACGAGGTTCGGGCGGGGGCCGAGCACGAACCGCCAGAAGGCCGCCCAGGCCGTCATTTTGAGGCCACCCTCTTCTTCGGGGGCGCGGCGTGGGTGACGGCGGCGAAGCGGTACTCCGCGATCGTCGCGTTGACTCCCTTGGCCCACGCGGCGATGCCTTCGAGAGGCTCTCGGTGGATGAAGTCGCGCTCGCCGCTCGGGCGAATCACGACCCAGATCCGGTCTGGGAGTCCGACGGGGGGTGAGGTACTCATGGTCGTACTGCTTTCTTGACTTATCGGTGATCTTTGGCGCGGCTCTTCTGGGCGTTTCGGGATTTCTGAGGCGCGAGCTGGTAACGGAACACCTGGAGCACGCCGTCCCCGGCGGGGCACATCGGGCACGTCGTCCGCTTGGCGGCCTCGGCGCGGGTGTCGGCGCTCGCGATGGCCCCGCAGGTCAGACACGCGGCGACGTGAATTGTTGTGGGGGGAGCGATCATCGCTTCTTCAGCTTCTTCTCGCCCTGCTCAAGTTGGGCCATGCCCATCTCGAGCGCTCGACGGTGCACGTCGGCGCGCGTGAGAGGGAAACTGTCCTTCGATATGCGCTCGGCGAGCTTGTCGATGCGTTCGAGCAGCGAGTCAGGGATCCGGATCGCTGCCTGGATACTTTCTTGGTCCGGCTTGTGGTTCTGTGCTTCTTGTTGAATGTGATCCAGCAGTTCTTTGGTTGGTCTGAACCATTCTCCGCGCACCCGTAGATGCGCGAAGCGTTCATGGATCTTGATTTCTGTCGATCGATTTCCGTGGACTGCTCCGATCAGTTTGGCTCCGAGCGCGCTCATTCTATTCGGGACACTGCGACTGTATCCGATTTTGATAAGACCGTTCTTTCGACGTTGTGCGAAGTAGACACTCATCGCTTCTCTTTCCGTGCCGCTAGTCGTTCTTCGGCCTTCAGCAACGCAGCGTGTAGGGTCCACGTGCTCAGCCCGAGCCCGTCGTGGGCCGCAACCTCTTCGAGCAGTACCTTTTGCGCGCCAGTGCAGCGCACGTTGAAGACTTCTTCCTTCGTGACCTTCGCGTTTTTCTTCGCGCGCGTCACAGCCGCCCCTCGTTGAGGTTGAGCACCTGGGCCATCTGCGCGTAGGCGTCCTGCATCGACTCGCCTTGGAAGAACGCTTGCACTCCCTCGGAGGTCGTTGCGAGGAGCTCGAATCGACCCGTGGGGCCGATCTTGGTGATGAACTCACCTGGGTGCGCCCGCATCCACTTGGTGAGGATACCGAGGGTACTGACGGTCGCAGTGTGGTGCGACGGCACGACCTCCACCGCTCTTTTCTGGAGGTAGAGCACGAGGCGGGTCGCGAGGTCGACGAAGACCTCCTCGGGTTCGTTTCCTATCTCCTCGGGCGCCGCGAGGATGACGTCGCGGAGACCGTTGGCGAGTTCGAGCATGAGGACGTTGGTATTCACTTGGTTTCTTTCTTTGACGTGTTCACGGTCTGAAGAGTTTTCTGGTTATTTTCGACCGGCTTGAGCGGCGAGCGACACTTTTCGCACGCTTGTCCGCCGAAGAGTGGCTTGAGATCCGAGCGCTTATGCCCGCAGAAGTCGCAGTGAAACTACCGCCCGACATCGGTCGGGCCAGACTGGCTAGGTTTTCAATCCCGCTGCACGGAGGGCGGTGCGTACCGCGTCAGGATAGCCGTCTGACGTCCAGCACAACGTATCGAGTGTCGCTCTCGCCGAGCGCTGCTTACCTTCATCCGCGGCTCTCGCTAGGTCCACTACAGCTCCCAGGCAGCGCTCGGCGTGCGATTCTGACCCCGACCAGCTCGGGGTGCTCACAGCCGCCCCCGCCCCTGGCGAATGCGCTCTGCCTCTAGGTAGAGCCCGAGATCCTCGGCCTGCTGGGCCGCCTCCTCACGAGTAAGAGGCTCGATCGGCCCCGCACTCCGTGCACGCTCGGTCTCGCGCACCTTCGCGGCGAGAATGCGCTCGCTCTCTTCGGCCGTACGCTGGACCACGGCCACGACCTTGCCTCCTATACCGCCCGAGGTGACGATGATCTTCAGCGCTGCGCGCCCGGCTCGCAGCGCTTCTTTTTCCGAATCGTACCCCCACACCGCCACCGGCATTGTGCGTGCATGGAGGTGGTTAATCACGTATCCGTATTTGTTGTCTGATGTCATGTTGCCTCCAAAGATTCGCTGCCGGCCGCCCGCATGATCGCCACGACGAGGACCCCGGCAACGAAGCCGCCAAGATGCGCCCCAAATGAGACGTTGCCCCCGCCCCCCGCGACGGCGTGGAAGATGTTGATCCCAACGAAGACGGCGACGAAGCCGAGCAGGCGGGGCCGGAGGGCTCCAGCGACGGCCAGGATCCCGAAGATGGCCCCCGAGGCGCCCACCAGGGGCTCGGTCGCCGTTGGGCTCACCAGGACGTGCATCAGGCCCCCGAGGGCGCCCGCGACGAGGTAGAGGCCCAGGAACGGGGACCCCCCGAGGGCTCCCTCGACGATGGCGCCAAAAAGGGCCAAGAAGGCCATGTTCCCGACGATGTGGGCCAGCCCCGCAGGGTCGTGGAGGAAGAGGCTCGTGAAGAGCGGACCGAGCGCGCCCGAGTGGACGAACTTGGCCGGGACCAGCCCGTGGGCGTAGCAGACCGCCTGGCCGCCGGCCCCCAGCTCGAAGAGGTAGGCGAGCAGGTTCGTGGCAACCAGGAGGAGGGTTACGACGGGGACGGAACGGCGGGGCATGAAGGATAGACGGAAGGTACCTGAAGGATATTCAGGTGTCATCTTTTTCGTATACAATCGGTGAATACCGGTGGAGCACCCCCGTCTGACCCCCAGAGAGCACGAGGCGCCAAGACAGGGAAACCTAGAGCGGCCTGCGCGAGGAGAATCTCCTCCAAAAGGAAGCGGTCGTAACGCCTCGTAGCTCTCTTCGAAAAGGACATCAGCCATGAAAATCGAACTCAAGAACGTGACCTACAACGCCCGCCTCTCCGAGGAGACGGCTGCCTTCGCCGCCACCGTCTACGTGGACGGGAAGCAGCGAGGCGAGGCCCGAAATGACGGCCACGGCGGGATGACGCTCGTCTACCCCCAGGCGCTCCACGATGAGATCGACGCCTACGCGAAGACGCTCCCAACGGTGGAAGCCTACGGCGAGCATCTTCAGCCCGACGGGGACATGGTGATCGGCGACATCCTCGCGGACTACCTCACCCGCAAGGATCTGAAGCGCCAGCTTGCGAAGAAGACCCTCTTCGTGCGCGAGGGCAAGCTCTACTCGATGAAGATGAAGGGGCTCCGCCCGAAAGGCGCCGGCGCGGTCGTGCTGAACGATCTGCCGTTCGACGAGGCCGTTGTCGTCTACGTGAAGCTCGCAGAGATGTCGGCCTGATCTGTCACCTTCAAGGCGTCCATCCATCATGAAAATCACCCTCGTCTCTCACCTCGACCACGGCCTCCACGAGTCTGTCTTCGCCCATGTCGCCGAGCGCTTCGCGGCTCGCGACTCGTTCTTCATCGAAACCTTCGAACTCCCGGAGGGGCTGCCATCTGTCCCCTGCGGGCTCCACGGCCCTGCCATGGGCGACGCTCCGGTGGGCGACGCTGAGGTCACGTTGGAGGCCCGTGGCACCCGTGCGGGGCCTTCTCGACTCTGCGCGAGGGCGCCCCGTGAGGTTCGGACCGTCACGGTCATCGCTGGGCCTCATGAGAACGACCCTTGCGTGCTCTACACGGCGTTCGGTGGCCCCTTGGCCCCCCGGGAGCCTTGGGACGAGAGCCTCACGCCCGAGCAGCGCGCCGAGAGCGAGGCGTTCTGGGCTACGCATGCGCTCTCGAAGGAGCAGCCGTGACGGAGCCTGTCCTGACGGTGACGGCAGACGAGAACGGGGTGGAGATCACCTGTGGGCATCAGCGAATCTTCCTGCCCCCTTCAGCGCTCGCAGCGACGTTGGCGGGGATAGGGGCGCCCTCGAAGGTCGATCAAGCGCTCCGGAAGCAAGCCATCGGCCGGATCTTGAACGTGCTCCGGAATCCGATCTCGCTCTTGAGCTCCCCGACACGCAAGGAGGCGCTTGAACTCGCCGCTCGGTTCGAGGTCACGGCGGCGGATCTTCTGGAGCGCGCCACTCAGCGCGCGAAGGACACCTGATGGACTGGGAATCCCATCGCATCCTGACCAGGACCGGGAAGTTTCGGGCGCTGGTCTTCTCGTTGACCCGTAGCTTCGTCGTGAAAGAGCCCCTGGGCCTCTATGCGTCGCGGGACACGACGTTCTACTCGATGACGAAGCTCGAATCGTGGATTCGGAAGCGAGGTTGGCGCCTTGAGAATGTGAGCCACTTCTCGTGAGTTCGAGAGTATCATCGGGCTCCGCGCCGCCCTGGCGTCACGATTCCCCCTCTCGTCCCACGCCGGGGCGGCGCGATTATCTCCAATGAACCCGATGGGTCCGCACAGTCACGAGATGGCCGCGCGAGCGCGCGCTCGCAGGGGGAAGCCTCGGGAGGTTGTTCTGCGACCGTCGATGCGTGAGGCCGTGCTTGAGGCGTATCGCCTCGCGACCGACATGGACACGCTGGGTGCGGGTCTGGACTTCATTCAGCGGCTCTGTGCGCTCGCGGCTGTCGATCTCTACGTGGTCGGAGAAGAGCAACCGATCCGAGTGTACGGGTTCACGGACGATCCGGATTGACCCTCGACGCGAGGTCGCGGTACTGGGCCGCCGCCACTCGTCCTCGGGCGAGCAGGGGGCACCGGCGCTTTCGAGCCCGGTGCCCTTCCTGGCCCCCTCAGCCCTCTTCCTGTACGCCGTAGAGCGGAGGGCCGCCCCATTGCATCAGCCCGTTCCACTCCTCGATGTTCCGACGAGACGTCGGCGTGTCCAGGAGCTTGTGCGGCTTGCCTCCCAGGAACTTCTTCGGCCAGCGCACGCTCGGCTCTCCGTCGATCCCATCGGATGCGAAGCCGTCGTGGTCATACAGCACTATCGGCGAGACGTCTCTCACGGTCGTTTCGCGGTGAGCGCCGCCCACTTCTCGCCTCGGTCCACGAAGATGTTCTTCCAGCGCGTCTCTTGGGCCTGACACGTCCGACCCGTTCCGTAGAGGACGATAGCCTGTGGCCACGAAGATTTTGGATCGAGGCCGTGGCAGTACCACCAGGCGCTCTTGAGCCGCTTGGCGGTGAGGGTCGCGCAGCGGGTCGTACTCTCGAGATCGAGCCCAGCCAACCCGAGCCACTGCCCCTCACTGAGGCTCTCTTGGTGGTGGCCCCCGAGGCAGATCGCCTGGCCACCGTCGCCCCGGTGTACCCCGGCCTGAACGAGCGGGCTGAAGCGAGACTCGCCCCAGAAAGTCACCACGATCGTCATCGCGAGCTGGTGGCGATGGGGCGCCTTCGCGACCTTGGACGCCTCGTCGATGGACTGGGCAATGAGTTGCATGCGAGCGCGAAACTCGGTTCCCGTCTCGCCCCATTTCGGGGAGGGGCCAGGCATCAGCGTGAGAATTGCCGCGAGAATGATCGATGTCATGTCGCGAAGCCTAGACTGCGACTACGATCATGGGGGAGGAAAAAACCGTGCCGGATTACATCACGATCCCGAAAAACGAGTACCAAGCGCTACTTCGTGAAGTGAAACGGGGCGCCGAGGTCTGCGAAGAGGTCTCGAACTTGAGATTCTTGCTCAAATCGATCTCGGGTCGCGTGAACATCGACAAGGTTGCCGCTATCGAGTTGCGTCGCACGATTGATTCCTGTGAGGACGTTTTGCGTCTTCGCGTCGAGCTCTTTGCGCTTGAGCGGAGACTCCGCGAGTTCGATCAAGAGTTGACGCCCGTGAGACCCCCCTCGCGGACGGACATTCGGGCGGCGTTCGAGAACAGTTCGGATTTTTTGGCGGGGAAGAAGAAGCCGCCGGGGGGTTAGCGCAGCCAGTTCGGTAGCTCTGGCAGCAGAGTGAGCGACGGTGCATCCCACGCGGGCACCACGCTCTCCTCCGAGAGTGGGCGGTACGTGCGGTGCGTGAACACCGTCTCGTCTTTCAGATCCGTGGCCTCCTCGATACCTTCGATGTTGGCGCAGTCCACGTCCTTGCCGAACAGGTCGCGCGCGGCGTACTCGCAGCCCTCGAAGATGTCCCAGTAGACGAACCCGTCGAATCCGAGCCGGCGCGCGACGGCCTGGACCGTCTTGGAGTCGAAGAACACGTAGGCGTCGGCGGCGATGCGATCCGCGACCTCGAACTTCTCGTCGGCGTACTCGAACTCGTCGCGCATGTCGCGAATGAGCGAGTCACTCATGTCGAACGAAAGCTCTCGATCGTCGGGATCGATCTCGCCCCCGTCCTCGTCGTACACAACGTAGCCGAACTCGCCCCCCGCGGCCTTGCCCATCATCCGGTTGTGCAGGTAGTTGAACACCTTGCGCACCTCGTCGTCAGCGATGCCGTCGGGCTCACCGTATCGAAGCGCGCGCATGATGTCACCGACGCTCGCCTGGTTGTAGTCGAGCGCCAGCGGGTTTTGAAAGTTCAGGTGGGCCGCGTGGATGGTAGACGTGTCGATGAAGTGGGCGTGGTTCAGCTCGCGCGACGACGCCCACGGGTCGGCCGGCACCGCTGACCAGATCATCGCCACCGGCAACGAATCGGTCCACGAGGTCGCACCGCGAACTCCGTGCTGCTCACGCTGCTGCGTGCCGCGGTAGACCAGCCTCGGTGCTTCGGCGAGCCGCTGTTGTCTCATTGGCGTTTCACCTGTCGTAGCTGGCGCTTCAGGTGGTTCACCTGTGAGGGCGGCATGTCGCGCACGTCCGGCCCGGAGTATCGGTAGCCCCGGTAGGAGCGGTGCCCCGGCCGAATCGGATCCCCGGTGTCGAACTCGATCCCCAGCTCGCCCTCGATCCATCCTGCCTCCCCGAACACTTCCCGGGCGTGGGCGTCGAGCGGGATCACGCGCAGGATGGTGAGCTTGTCGAACGAGGTGGCGGGGACGAACATCTCGCCGCCGTATCTCCCATGCACGCCAGGATCTTCGACCACAGACGGATCGACGTCGAACTCGACGACGAACGGCCGCCAGTAGTTGTAGCCGTTGACCCATCGTTCCACGTCCTGCCCGAGGTAGATGCCGGGGCGCCCTGAGCGATCGACGATGGCGATGGCGTTGTCCTCCGGCGCGAACCTGGGGTCGAGCCTGAACCTAGCTCGATCCGTCAGGTGATACCAGGGGTTCGGCTGATCGGCGGTCTCCTCTAGCGCGCGTGGTTCCGGCTCCTTGGGTTGGCGGTACACGGTGGCGTCCTCCTCAAGTTGTACCACTACGATGAGCGTCCCCCAGTAGGGGTCCGTCTCCCGGCGAACCTTGCGCACGATAAATCGCCCTGCCACGATCCGTTCGATGTCGCTGTACCGTAGCGCGCGCGTGCCCGCAGGAAAAGTGAAGAGCGCCTGGGTGTCGCCTTGCGCGCTCAGACGGAGCGCTTCGCTCTTCTCTGGGGTTGTTGCGGTAAGTGGGAGCGAGACGTGCTCCCCCGGCTTCGGGATCCTTTCGAGAGGTCGTCCGTGCCAGAGCGCCTTGCGGGAACGTGGAGAGCGCTGAAGCGCTTCAAGCAAGGCCCTGGCAGCAGTGAAGGCGTTAGGATCATCAGGGACGCGATAGCCGGGAATGGTAAGTATCTCGGCGCTCGCTCCGGTGATCGCGCTCGACCACTCGTGAGACGATCCCCAAAGATCCCACAATTCTTCAGAGGCTAGCACCCTTACACGTCCTTTTCCGTTCCAACCACCGCCGGCACCGTCTTCCACCCCTGCGTCACGGCAATCGCAGCTCGGTGCCAACCGTCGCCGATGTCGATCTCTCCGTCGATGATCACCACGATGATCGGCCCCACGATGCCATCGTTCCACTCTTGTTCGAGCCCGTCGAAGTAACTGTCGTCGCCGTCTTCGTCCCGGCGCTCTGCCCGTTCACCTTCGTACCAGCGGCGCCAATCAGATTTGAGGTGCAGCAGCTTCGAGATGGGCAGTTCGCGGAACTTCCACCTGAACATCTCCGGGGACAGACTGAGGCGCGTGTGCACATCCGAGAGCCCGCCTAGGTAGGGGGCGGTCTCGTTGATGTAGTCGAGGATCTCTTCTTGCGACCCGTACGGGCCGGTCAGCGCCGACGCCGCACCGGCCGACGGGCTTTTGGGCGGCGGGCCTCGCTCACACCCCTGCCCCGCGAGTCCCACACGAGCTCGCCGTCGCGCGTGATGATGCGGACGTGGTCGCCCTCGAAGTAGGGCGACTTGGAGAGCTTCCAGGCTTCGGAGCGGGCGGTGTCTTCGTCGTCGAATCCGAACGATTCCGTGATGCGGCCGTCGCTGTAGGCGCCTTGAATGACGTACTCGGGGTCTTCGACGGGGGTGGGGCCACGTCGGCTCTCGGACACGGCAGCAGTGCGGGAGGAGCGAGTCTTGTGAAGAGTCATAGCAAGCTCGGCGGCGACTCGCGCGCCGTGTTCCGACGGATCGCCCTTGTAGCCGCCGTGCCAGGACGGATCGACGGCTTCAGAGCCCGCGACGATCTTGGTGCCTTTCGACACGCTCCAGACGAAGCGCCCGTCGCCGACGGGCATGGTCTTCAGAAAATACCGTCCGACGGATGCGTGAAAGCCGTCGTCGTATCCGTTCGCAACCCATTTGACTTTCGTCGCGCCGGAGCGACTCGCTTCGCTCACGCCCCGTCGCCCCGCATGGCGACGTTGTTCGAGATCCAGAATCTCATCCGCAGTGGAAGCGGGCGTTCTGGACGCACCGAAGTAGGCCGCCGCCAGTTTTTTGTACTCCCTGGCGATTTCGACGGCGTCCGGGCGGCCGAGTTGTCCGAGGCGTTCGATGAGCAGGCGATCGAAGTCCTTGCGGTTCGAGACGATGATGTTGCCAGCGGTTGACGGATTGTGTAGGCGGCTCAGATCGCTCGCCGGGGTACGACTTCGCGGTGCCTCGCTCATGCGCCTACCTCGCAACCCCCCCTTGATCTCCAGGAGCTCGTCCGCCAGCCAGTCGCGCGACTCATCCAGCGCGCCCCGGAACCCCTTGAAGAACTCTTTGACGTCGTCGCGCGTCGTGCCGTCGACCCCGATCAGGTTCGCGATTTCGCGCGGGTCGAGCCCGCGCTTCGTGTCCTCTTCGAGCTGCTGGAGCATGTTCCTCGCGATCACGCGAGCGTCGCTCTTCGTTTCGAGCGGCAGCACCGTGGACGGATCCATGCGGCTGGCCTCGAGCATCTGCTCGCGGACCCAGCCCATGAAGTAGTCGTTCTCTATCTGGTCTTGGGCGTACTCTGAACCTGCGGCCTCGGCGTCGTGTTCTTGGGTCATCGGGGTCTCCTGAATCGGTGCGCCACCGCCCCACGCGCTCGGCGGCGTGACGGACAGCGGTTCGTTCTTGGGTCGGATCGCGTCTTCCTAGGTCAGCTCGGAGCGGATCCAGTGAGCGGGCACGCCTGAGAGCCACGCCTCTCCGCGGGGGCTCACGCGCACAAGCAGCTCGACGATCTTGTCGCCGATCTTGTCTGCGCGAGCGCGGAGCGCGTCCAGCTTGTCGCGATCCCCTTTCTTGAGCCACGACGACTGGTAGATGCTGCCGTATTTCCGACTGAGCTGGCGATCGTACTCGTTCGCGGCCTCGCCCGCCTTCGCGTAGGCCGCGTGCAGATCGTCCCAGCGCTTCTTGTCGCTCATCGGCGTCTCCTGACCGGTGCCCATCCGGAACCGCCCGGATCTCGCTCTGACTTGCCGACGAAGTAGAACGAAACCGCACCAGGCTCGTTGCTCTGGATCCTGATGAGCCCGTTCTCGATGAGGCTTTCGAGATCGCGGAAACCGATGCTCACATCTGTGGCCTCGACCGTGAGCATGTGGATGTCGCCACCCTCCGTCGGATCGTCGGGCCACACCTTGTGGTCGAGGAGCTTCGTCGGCGCGAGGCCGTCCATGAAGCGGCCGAGCCCCGAGAGGCGTGCCGGTAGCGGGTGGTACCCGCGGCCCCATGAGTTGTCTTGCTCGTCTCTCATCGTGTTCCCCTTGAGTCGTTCGCTTCTCATCGTGTTCTCCTTCACGGTCGTTTCGTCTGGGCTCGGCAGAACGTCAGTTTTACTTGTCATGAACGCCCGAATCTTCGGGTCTGTCAGGTTGATACCCTCGTCCGACATGGCGATCTTTCCAACCTTTTCAGCCTCGGCTGCGGTCAGCGGTCTCGGCGCGTCGTAGTCAGCAAACTCCGCCGTAGACTGGAGCGACTGGGTAATGGACTTGATAGAATCGTAGACTGCTCGGTGAAAGAGCCAACCGTCACTACCGCGCGGCAAACCTTCCGTCGCCCTTGCGTTATCGCGCGCAGCCCAAGCGACGGTGTCGGCAATCTCCTGAAAACGCAGGCTAGCTTCAGTCGTGTCGTCTGGGCTCGGCGTAGACGAGCGACGCTCGACGATCCAAAGCTCTTTGGCGGCGGCAGCTTTCGCAACCCTGTACTCACCCCCGTACACGAGCGTTGCCTGATTGCGAGGCTCGTAAGGGGCGTGTACGAGGTGAACGCTGCGCACGGGATGAGCCCATCCCGCCTTCGGAGCCAGTCTGCCGAGAAGGAAGGTCCACTTCCGTCCCGATCCCATCAGGATCTCCACCCGAGGGTACTGAGGATCGTGCCCTATGGGTGTCGCGCTGACGACGACGTGCGTTGCTCGACGGGCGGCCATTACTTCTTCCCGCCGACGAGCCTCTTCGCTCGACGACGCGCACTTGGCGCGCGCTCGGGGGGACGGTGGGCGCCACGGGAAAGAGTAGGTGCCCCGGCGCCGCCGGACTTGGGGCCGTACAGGCGAGAGATCCCGCGATCCCGATCGGATGGGAACGGGTACGGATCGCGCCCGCGGGTGTGGCCGTACAGACGATCTAGCGAACGCTCACGGTGGTCGTCGCCCGCCTCTGACGCCTTCCCTCTCGACGGCACGAACTGGACGGCGCCCCCCGTGCCGGCCGCCTGGCGAGCGTCGCTGTAGCTCTTGAAGGGGCCGGCGATGGGGCGGTCGCGGGTGTCGATGGCGATGTAGTCATTGACGGTGCGGCGCCCCCGGGGTGCTTCGGAGACCCCGCCGTCGCGCCGATACCACTCCTTCACGATCTCGATCGCTGAGCCGTACTTCATCCCTAGTTGTCCGGCCAGCAGGGTCGCGGCGCTGCTCGCGGCTGCGTCTTCGGACGGAAACCCTTTCTTCTGATTGGAGGGGCTCCCGAAGAAATGGTCGAGCCGACTGAACGCACGCTGTTTCTTGTCGTCCGAAATCCCGCGTGCGGCGACATGGTTGGCGCGCGGGGCCACGAACTGGCGAGGCGGGAGCTTCGGCTGCGGGTAGCGGCGGGCTTCGCCCACCCCCAGGTGCTTGCGGAGCTCTGCGTAGCTCTCCGGCGTCATCTTCTGAGGTTTCTTGCCGGAGCGCACCGCCTCGGCGTCGGCCACGAACTGTCGCAGTTCGAGGATCGTGCGATCCATCCACTTCTGCGCGCGGCCCCGAGCGCCTCCGGGCGCCATCTCCTGGCTCTCGAAGTCCGCGAGCACCCGCTGACCGCGCTCGATGTACCGATCGGCGTCCTCGGGCGAGATCATGCGGCGCTCTTCGCCTGGCACCCCGGGCGAGACGCCCGCGACGCCGTCCAGGATGATGCCCACCAGGGCGTTACGGACGGTGCCGAAGGCTCGCTCGTTGGCGTCGATGCCCTTCCACTGCTGTCGTTCTGGTCCTAGTTGCTTGCGTGTCATGGCTAAAACCTTTCAGATCCACTCGTAGCCGAGCGATGTCATGATCCCAGAGGCGAGGTCTCCGGCAAAATCGTCGCCGTTGTCCCACCTATCGGAGAGGTATTCGAGAAATTCGTAGATCGCCTTCTCGTTGTCTCTGAACCCACGCACGCTGGTGTTACGTCCCGTGCGCGCTCGCTCCGCCCTGAACTCTTCGAGACCGAAGGCTTCGGCGAGTTCGATCTCGGGTGGAGTGACTAGCTCCATCGAATACTTCTCACCCTTCGGCCAGTACGCCCGCCCAGAATGATCGGGATCGGGGCGCCGAATATCTCGCATGAACTGCTCGAACGGCGGGAGCTGGCCGTAGTTCATCGAGAACTCGCGCTCGTCCGTCTCGCGTGCACGCATAGGTGGCCTCGGCAGGGGCCGCCCCGTGTTCTCACGCGCCCGCGACGGGTTTGGAGAGGGGGCTTGTCGGCCCCGGGGTGCGGGCCGGGAGCCAAGTAGCCCCTCACCGATCTCTATGGCGTAGCCCGCCCCTGGCATCCCGAGAGAGCGAGCAAGACGGTCGGCGTCGGGGTCGGTCTGTCGGATGTTGGTCGTGACTTTCTTCACGACGCGCTCACCCTGCTCGCCGGCATCGCGCATCTTCGTGATGATGAAGGCTACGCTCGCCCCCTCGATGATCTCGATCCAGAGATCGCTGTCAGCGCGCTGTCCGAACAGCGCAACCCTGTCGGACCCGTAGAGCTTGCCTTGGGTCCAGTTTGTCGTTCCGTGTGCGGCCTCGTTGGCGTCGATGCCCGCGTTCATGCGCGGGCGGGGGGCCTGTCGGCCGTGGAGTGGAGTTCTTGCCATCGTCTCTTCCTTCTTGCGTACGTTCTCTGTCGGCACCGTCACGACGACTCCCGGGGCGAAGTGTTCGCCGGCATGTTCGGTGAGACGGATCTTGGTTGTCTTGCCGCTGACCTTCGTGACGACACCGTGCGCGCTGAATCGGTGTCCGCCCCACGTCCATTCGGCGGTTTACGGTGTCGTCTACGTTGGCCACCTTACTTACCGGCCCCTGCGCGTCGCGCTCGGAGTCAAAGTCGAAGTCTGGCATCGTGGTTCTCCTGTTCAGTCCGAGTAGATCATGCCGTCGTCGCCCACGTACAGGTACGTCTCGCCGTACGCATGGGCTGCGTCGGTGAGCCGCTCTGCTGTTGCCTCCGGCTCCCAGTCTCCGTCCCAGAACCCTGCGCCGTGGCCGCTCCGCGTGAGCCAGAAGTCGTGCCCCGCACGCCCCCAGCGACCGTACTGGTGCGTAGCCACGTCGGCCGATTCGATGAGGTGCGCGTTCTCGCGCGCGAAGCTCTCGACGTCCTTGCTCATCTTGTCTAGCGCCGAGGCGGCGACCTCGGCGTCGAGGAGATCGAGCGGCGTGTCGTCTTCGGCGGTCGAAGACCACAGCGCCGTTTCGACGTAGGCGTCGAACATCTCGTCGATGTCGCGCTTCGAGGGAGTGCTGCTCTCACGCGAGTGGTGGCGCCCCGGCAAGGGTCGCGCTGAGCTGGAGCGCCGCGCCTCGCTCACGCCGGAGCCCGGATAAGGTGGTGAGTAGTTGTATCCGGTCTCGAACTGCAAGTTCAGAACTTGGCTGACCAGGCGCCGCCCCTTGGTTCGGATCTTTTCCCACATCTCGCTCTGTCGCGCGGACCAGACGTCCCAGGAGATACGCCCCGCAGCGTAGTCGTCCGCGTTGCGAAGGATCCGATCTTGCCACTGCTGGGCGCCGCTCATCTTGGGTGCCTCGGAAGCGCGTCGCCCCGCGTAACCCCGACCTTGGACGCGGAGATTCCTCGGATCGACTCCTGTTACTGTTCGACCGCCGCTCCACTGTACCATCACCGATCCGTCTGGATCGAAACCCACGACGTGCCCCAACAGACCGGGGTTCGAGATCATCGCCACGTCCTGGCCGATGCGGAACCTTTCCGCCGGGTAGCCGGGAGCGATGTGGCGGCCCGCGTTCATGCGCGGCCGGGGGGCCTGTCGGCCATGCAGTGGAGTTTTTGCCATCGTCTTTTCCTTCTTGCGTACGTTCTCTGTCGGCACCGTCACGACGACTCCCGGGGCGAAGTGTTCGCCGGCATGTTCGGTGAGTCGGACCTTGGTTGTCTTGCCGCTGACCTTCGTGACGACACCGTGTGCGCTGAATCGGTGTCCGCCCCACGTCCATTCGGCGGTTACGGTGTCGTCTACGTTGGCCACCTTACTTACCGGCCCCTGCGCGTCGCGCGCGATCCGGGCCGCTGCATGGGGCGCCGTCGTGCCTCGTCGACCGTGCTTCTCTCCGCACCGATCTGATCGCTCACATCACGCGATAGCGCCGCGAACGCGAGCCCGGCCCAGTTGATGTCCGATCCATCGACCGGCGCCTCGCCGTACTCTTCCGAGTAGGCGTTGTGGTGATCCGAGCACATGAGAACCTGGAAGTTCGCATGCGTGTAGATGACCCAGTACGAGCTGTCGACCTCCTGGTGAAGCGCGTCGCCTTCGTCCATGCCCTCCGCGATGTGCTCGATGACCTGCTGGGCGAGGCTCCGGACGCCCTGGTAATACTCCGCGCGGAGCACGCGCATCGCGTCGTCGTGCTGCTCCTCGCTGATCCTGCCGTCGTTCCTGGGGTTCGCCCCGCCTGAACTGCCGCCTCGCCCCTTGGGGGCGCTCTGTCGTCTTGCGTGCATTTTGCTGGTCGCCATCTTCAGTTTCTCCTTCGTGCGTTTGTTCGTGGTGTCTCAAAAACTTCCGGCGTCTCGCCGCTCCTAGCGTCGATGTTCAGAGCGCGCCCGAGCTTCTCGACGAGAGCGCGCCCGCGTTTCGACGCTTGCTTGAGATGGGCCTCGTCCTCGATTTCGTCGATGCTCAGGAGACTGTCGATTTCGTCGTAGACCTCGTCATCTTCGGAACCGAGCGAGCTGGCTTCCAGGGCTTCGAATGCACGCCTGCGTCCACTCTCGTAGAGCTCCACGCGCCCCTTCAAGGATTGGCCCTCTCGGCTAAACGTCCCGCCACCGAGCACCGAGTCGAAGTAGTGCCAAGCGTCTTGCATGTGCGACCCTGCTCTCGTAGTCATCTTCAGTTTCTCCTTCGTGCGTTTGTTCGTCGTTCTTCGGTCCCGCCTGCCATCTTCTTACCCCAGATCGAAGCCCATCCGCTCGTCGAGCTGGTGATCTCGTTGTTCTTGCCCTTCGGCCACCAATCGATCCCCTGAGCGGCTTCCTCGACCGTGTCTTCCTCGATGTCCATCTCGCTCGCAACCGCTCGGATGGCGCTATTGGGGTCGACCGTCGCCTCGTCGGACGGCACGCTGCCGCCGGCTTCGGTCATCTCGTAGCCTTCCTTTTCGAGATCGTCCTCGACGCCTTTGAGCGTCTTCTCGGTCTCGACGTCGCCGTTGACGCCTACGGCGTCACCGAACTCGGCGACACCGACAAGCGTTTCCGGATCGTAGCCAGCCTCTTCGGCGTCGCCCGCGGCCCCGTCGCCGACGGTGCTCCATGCTTGCGCGGAGCTCTGATCGGCCATCTGCTCGACCATCTTCTCGAGGTTCTCTCGGATGTCGCTGTATCCAAGCACATCGTCGCGGAACACCTCGTCCTCGTCGGCGACGTAGTCGGGGAGGGTTGCGACCTTGTCGCTCCACCATTTCACCTCGTGGTCGGGAAGGTCTTCGGACCAGCCCGAGGGGCCTTCGTCTCCGCGGCCGTAGTCGAGGAGGGCCTCGGCGATGACGAGCGCGCGCTGTTCCGGCGTCATTTCCTCCTCGAACTGAAACTTCTGATCGCCGCTATCGAAACCGGAGGACCGGAGCGCGCTCTTCACGTCCTCGTTCTTCGGGTCGAGGTCAGCGAGATCGAACCACGCCTCCTTCGTCCAGAACGGGAAGCCGACGTCGGCCGCTTCCTTGTCGCCGACGTACTCGCGCACCGGCATGATCTTGAGCAGCTCGATATGATCCCCGTCGGCCGTCGCGATCGTGCCGCCGGACGCGCCGGGATCCATGTCCCCGCCGATCTGCGTCCAGGGCATCGTCGGGATTCGGACCTCGATCCGGTCGGGGACGTCCGGGAAGCCGGGGAGGCTCGGTTGTTTGCGACTCATCACTCTTCTTGTTGCCATTATGAAACCCTTCCTACTGCGTTGACGCTGATCTCGAACCGCTCGAAGACGCTAGCTTCGGGGTCCTCGTTGTACTGCTCGACGGCGTCGTCGCCGCCGTACCACTCGGCGCCCTCTTCGCTCCAGATGAGCACGTCGAGATCGGTTTCGCCGCGTGAGACGGCCATGCTGAGCGCGAAGCCAGCGGCCTCGTCGAAGGTCTTGAAGGTGCGCTCTTTGCCGCTCGCGTCATTGACTGCGTACTCGACGTCGGGGTGTGTTGCGGGGCGGGCCACTACTCGTCTCCTTCGTCGTCTTCATCTTCTTCTTCTTCTTCTTCGTCCGCGAACAACTCCTCGATCTCCTCCCACGCCGCCTCGGCGTCGTCTGCGGCCGAACTGCCACGACGCTCGTCGTACCAGTCGACCTCGACGATGCCGTCCGACCGCTCGAAGAGGATGATCGCCACGGTGTAGTCGAGCAGATCCTCCTCGTGAGCCGTGAGCGTGTCGCCTTCCTCCTTGGCGATCTCACGAATCCGATTGCGAGTAGCTGGATCGACATCGATGAAGCCGTACCAGCCGCCGCCTTCATCGTAGCTCTCCTCGCGGTCGGCACCGTCGTCGAGCGTCACCTTGTAGGCGTAGCTGTCGATGACCTTGATGAACTTACCCGGCCCATATGAACGAATCATTCTGTTCTCCATTCGATCCATGCTCGATCAAAGCCGAGCGGTAACTGTTCCGTCGAAACGCCTACCGTCTTGAGTACGGCGCGAAGCGCCTTCCACTCCCCGTCGATGATCTCGTCGAGGTACTCGTCCTCGGAGTCGCTCTCGATGCCCGGCATGCCGCCGCTCGTGAGCGTCTGCGGGATCTCTTCGATGAGCACCTCGGCCTCGGCGCGCACGCACACGAAACTGAACGCACCCTTCTTGTACTCGGCCAGGCGCTCCTCGAGTCCTTCGTGCTTCAGGTACGAAGTGTTCGCGTCCTGGTCGGGCTCGAAGATCACGCGGACGGAGTGCAGCTCCGCCGGCGGTTTCCGGGCAGGAGCCGCCACGACGCGACGTCGCTGCGGGGGGTCGATCATCTTGTGAGGAGAGTGTCCGCGCCTTCTCGGTGGCCGTCAAGTGTTGCGGGCGGATAACGAAAGGTGTACGAAGGGTGAATAGACGGCGATCTTATCCCGTCCCACTCGCCATGAACACTTTTCCGGCCCCAGTCGACGCCCCGGAGGGCGAGAGGCGATGGGTTCCTTGCGAGACGTGCGGCGAATCCACGCCCACGGTGGGCACCGGGCGCTGCAACGACTGCTGGGAGGTTGAGAGCCGACTGGTCGGCTACCTGACCCGCGGCGGCGACCGAGCGTGGCGTGTGCTGGCCGCCGTGTTGGCTGGTCGAGGCGAGCCTGCGATCGATCGCGACTTCGGCGTCGGCGTCCCGGGCCTCATCGCCGAGGAGTGCTACGCGCTGCGGGATCTTCTGCACGCCAAGAACTTAGCGTACGGGAACTCGGCGCTGGAGCCGCTCCGTATCATGTCGAAGGCCGATCCGGAGGAACAGATCCGCGTTCGTATCGACGATAAGTTGTCGCGTCTCGCGCGAGGTAGCGCTGCGGGCGAGGACGTGATTCTCGATCTGCTCGGGTACTTGATTTTGTTGCGCGTCGCGCAGCGGCTCAAACCGGGGGCACCGTGACGATCATCGACTGGCTCTCCGTCGCGATGATGGCGGTGTTGTTCGCGACGCGGTCTTTCGTCGACAGCGCCGCCGTTCGAGATTGCGCAAATCAACTGCGCCGAATCGCAGACGCCTCAGAGAACAGCGCGGCGGCGCAGCGAAGTGCTGACATCGCAGACTGGAACAGGGACAGGTTATGAACGAACCAATCCTCATACCGATCCCGATCCAGGTGCCGGCCCGCGACTGCGTCCTGGTTGACGGGCATCGCTACTGCCGAGAAGACGATCAGTTTGACCACAAGCGCTTGGGTGTAGCGCTGCTGCTCACCGCAGCGCTGCTCGTGTACGTCGCGCTTTTGTTCACGGTCGTGGGACACGTAGACGACAGGAACGGCAAAGGGAACGTGGCGCTCGTGATCGGTTTGCTCGTCCCGCTCGCGGTCTGCGGGTTGATCCTGGTGCTGCGGTGACCGACACGTACTTCGACGAGTGGCCAGAGACCTCGCCCATCGGCTGGTGGAACGAAGGGCGCAAGAAGCTCAACGTCATCATCCGTTCGGTGAACAAGTGGACGCTGGACGGCTGCCCTGAAGACCGTGTCGCGCGGCTGCTGCGTCAGATCGACATGGGGCTTCAGACCTTCGCGGCTCCGGGGTGCGGCGGGGACTGGGGTGATGATCTCCTCGAGATGCAATCCTACATCACCGGAAAGACCGGAGAGTTACCGTGAAACGATCCTACCGGAAGTTCGTCACGCGACTCGGCGCCGTCGGCCTGTTCAAAGGCGTCGAGGCGCGCTCGCTCGCGCTCCATGTCACGCTCCGAGAGCTCTACGAAGGCCCGGACCGCGCGCCATCGATCGTCGCCGCCAGGCGTGCCGTCTACCTGTGGCTCATGGAGGAGGGCAAAGGCATCAACGAGATCGCTCGGCTGTTCGATCGAGCGCCGAACGGCGTGTGGAAGATGACGCGGGAGAAGACGTGAGTCACACCTGCCACGCCCCCGGCTGCACCAAGCTCGTCCCGCCGCACATGCTCATGTGTCGCGCGCACTGGTTCGCGCTCCCGCCGAAGATCCGCTCCGCGATCTGGCGCGAGTACCGGCCGGGCCAGGAGAGCGACAAGAAACCCAGTCTTCGCTACATGGCCGTTCAGCAACTCGCGTGCGCGCACTCCGTCTTCAAGCCGCACGACGAGAAGGCCGTGACCGAGGCACTCCCGTATCTCGCCGAGGCGGTGCGCTACTCGAAGGAGGCGGTCAAGGCGGGGCTTGGCGACCCGCTCGAAAAACTTGTGCCGGCGGAGCGGCCGGTGCCGAAGGGGGCGCAATGAAGGAATTTTTCGCCTGGTATCTCTACCGCTGGCTCGGTATCGGCGAGAAGCCTCCGCACTACTGCCGGCACTGCGGGCACCACGAAGATTCCCATTCGGTGTGCTCGCCGATCGGTTGCATGCGGTGCGGGTGCCACCAGCGGCCGAGCGACGTGGCGCGCACCGGGGTGAGGGGCTGATGGCGATCACGGTCGAACACGCGCGGCTCATCCTCCAGATCGAGTCCACGCTCATGGGAGAAGGGGGCGAGGCGTTCGCCGAAGCTCTCCTCGACCTCGTGAGCCACCGGATGGGCACGGCTGGCGTAGAGGTGATGCAGGAGATCAGAGAGCGGGTAGATCCCCTCCTCGAAACCCAACGGACCATCGGGGAGGTGATGGGTATCCTCGACGTCGCGACGAAGGTCGCACGGATCAGTAAGAAGTACGTCGAGTCTGGGGATACCGAGCTGGCCCAGGTATTCGCACTCTTCGGGGAAAGGCTCTCCCAATTCGCAAAGAAGAAGGGGCAGCCCATCATGGAAAAAGCGAAGACGATGCGAACCGAGAACGCGAGGAGAAACTGATGCCGAAGAAAGAGGCGCGCGCCCTGGCGGACGTGTCGGTCGCCAAGCCCTCGCTCAAGTGGGTCGGAGGGAAAACCGTCCTCCTCCCCGAAATCCTTCCGCGCCTCCCTGCGAAGATCAAGACGTACTACGAGCCGTTCGTCGGCGGCGGCGCCGTCTTTTTCGCGCTCGCGGCGGAGGAGAGGTTTGATCACGCGATGCTCTCAGATGCGAACGCGGAGCTAGTGAACGTCTACGATGTGATCCAGACGGCGCCCGAACGACTCATGGATCTGCTGCGGACCCTTCGCGTGACCGAGGAGGAGTTCGCTCGCATTCGAGCGGACGATTCCGAGAAACACACGCGAGTGTACCGAGCGGCCCGCACCATCTACCTGAACAAGACGTGTTTCAACGGGCTCTACCGCGTGAACAAGTCTGGCAAGTTCAACACGCCGTGGGGCAAGCGCGAGAGCGCGACGCTGTTTGTGGAGGAGAACATCCGCGCGTGCGCGCGGGCGTTCGAGTGCGCGAGCCTCAACACTTGCGACTTCGAGGTCTCGGCGAGCGGCGCGAAGCGAGGCGACGCGGTCTATTTCGACTCGCCGTACGTCCCCGTCTCGGAGACCGCGAACTTCACCGGCTACACCGCTGGTGGCTTCGGCGAGATCGATCAGATCCGTCTCCGTGACCTGGCGATGACGCTCGACGCCAGGGGCGTGCACGTGCTGCTGTCGAACGCCGACACGCCGCTCGTGCGCGAACTCTACAGTGGGTTTCTGGTCGAGTCAGTCCAGGCGCCTCGCCGCGTGAACTCGAAGGGCGGCAAGCGCGGGAACGTGGGCGAGCTGCTCATCTCTGGGAGGAGCGCGAAGTGAAGCGCCGAACCCCGTGGATCACTGTCCAGATGCAGGTTGCCTTCGAAGAATCGGAGATGGAGGTGCTCGTGCGCGATTCGAGGATCGGAGAGGCCAGACGCGAGAAGCGCGAGATCATGATGCCCGTGTTTCGCCTGCCAGACGGGACGGAGTTCACTGGTCGTCGCGCCGGGGAGACGCTTCGAGCCAGGATCATTCGTGCCGCCAGAGAGACGGACAGAAATAAGAACACATGATGAACTACTTGTACTGGTACTGGTTTGCCGCGATCCCCGTTGCGCTTTACATCGGTTACAAGAACGGGTGGGCGGCGGGCCGCGACGCCGAGCGTGACCGCGTGAACTACGGCATGAACCTCGTGTTCGACTACCTGTTGAGCAAGACGCTCTACCTATTGGACGGCTGGGTCAATGAAAAGCTCACGGAGGACAGACTCCTCGCTGGGATCAAGGAGTACGCCGAAGAGAAGAAGGCGAAGCGCACCGAGCAGGACCAGGCGTTCATGGAGCGGCTCAGCCGCCATCGTGAAGGCGGAGACGGCTCATGAGTCGGCACAACCCAAGCAGCCGCGGACACCACGTCAAGTTCGTCCCCGACTGGGGCGGCTACTACTTCCTGAGCTGGACCTTCGATCACTACTACCCGGGAAGCCGTCTCCGGTATCCGTCCATCCGCACGCGCCAGACCGACCGCAAGGGTGCCGAGCGCTTCGCGAAGAAGTGGAAGATCGAAATCGAGAACGACCCGCAGAAAATCACGTCTACCAGAATTAAGGTGTCACGATGAAGCACGGATGCACCCCAAACATTTGGAGGCCCGAACACCTATGATTCTTCTAGTAGAGCTACACGACCGTCCCGGTTCCTTGTGCCGGTTTCTCGAAACCCTGACCCACGTAAACTTGGCTCGCATCGAGTCGCGGCCGGTAATCGGGCACCCCGGAACAGCATTTTTTCTGCTCGATGCAGAGACGGATTCCGTGGAGGTATTGAGTACCGCTGAATGGGCTGCGGAACAAATCCAGCGTCTCGATGCATGGCCCGATACATCGAGCGGCTGGGTCGTCCCGATGGCTCCACAGACTGAGGCTCGGCAATGAAGCACGGATGCACGGCAGACCCGATAGAGCGGGACACGGGACTTCTGTTTCTTGGAAGGAGCGAACACCTATGAACGGCAACGAATTGATCTGGTCGCTGCACGGCATGAATCCCGAGACTGACAAGCCGTGTACGCCTCGCTGTGACAGGGAATATTGCGCCGGTTGCGCGATGGCTGAGTGTCCGCAGGGCGAGCCTCTGCACCGTCACCACGACGGCTGCCCGGCGTGTTGGAGTGAAGCTCAACTATCTGGAGAGCGATGATGAAGCACGGATGCACGGCAGTCTTTTGGAGGCCCGCTCACCTATGAAGCTCACTCTCTGGCGTGCCGCCCCGGACGACTATGTTCCTGATGCGGCCTCATTTGCTCGCCGCAGAGCGGATGCGGAGGCGTACCTGGA